TATATTAAGGTCGTTTTGTAGCGTAAAACCTTTTTTATTCTAAGTATAGAATTTTTTATAAATATATTTCTTGATCCTTTTATATCTCTATCTAATGTTAATGTACATCTCTCGCATGTTAATACTTCTTTACTAGATTTACTATTTATAAATCCACATCCTGTACATGTACAAGAAGTATAACTCTCGTTAACAATAATTAACTCTTTTCCATATAACGCACATTTATATTTTAATCGTTGTTTGAAAGCATAAAATGATAATGCTTGCATTGTATATTTAGTCATACGAGAAAGATTTTTTCCCTTTAACATCTGGCTGGTATTAAATTCTGGTAATAAAATTATATCATAGTTTTTTAATAGATAATTTATTGTTTTATGATGTAGTTCTTTCACATAATTTTTTATTTTCCTAAATTTATCTGGATCGTCCGTACCATATAAGTCTAGAATTTTAGAACTGACACCTTCACCTATACAAATAATTTTACCCTGTGGATCATAACCTACCATAAATTTTCTAATTCCTGGATCAAGTGATATAATTCTTTTTCCTTTAAAAGTAAACATTCCTTGGTGATGGAAACGTTTATCGTCTTCAGGATACCAATCTGTAACAACTGGATAATGAATAAAATATCTACCTGTAGATTTTTCATATATAATCTCTAATCCTTTTTTTAATGTGTTGCTATCAACAATTTTTTTGAATGATACGCGTTTTCTTTTTTTCTGATTAACATTATTTTTCTTTTTTATTTCAGTATACCAATACTGACTTTTTATTTTTAATAAACCTTGAGGATACCCTTTATCTTCAAAATGACAATATTTATTATCATTGACTGATTTATAATGCATTTTAAATCCATCGTTATTACCAGCCTTATAATTTGAAACAGCAGAATTTAAACTAGATACAACTTTATCTAAAGCACCTCTTGGTATTCTAGAAGGCACTTGTCCTTCTTTCCACCAAGGTGGTCTAATTACATCTTTTTGTTCAGGATTAAAAATTATATCTTTATTAATTATTTTAGTTCCGTCTTCCTTTGTAGATTCTGTTTCTACATATTCATATTTACATAAAAGATTATCTCGTATATGACGATTATTATATTTAACCTCTGTATCTGGAGTTATTTCAACAAAATCATCTTCCTTATTTTCTTTTATTTCATGTTTTATATTGTCATTATTTGTAAAAAGATCTTTATTGTTAACAGTTCTTTTCTTCTTTCCCTTTTTTTCTATTGAAGAAATTACATCTTCTAAAAATTTTTTTCTTCTTTCTATTTCTTTTTTCTTAAGTTCCAAAACTTGAAATTCGTATGTTGTTTCCTGTTTAGGATTGTCAGCTTTTTGTTTAAAATCATATTCTATTTTATGATTTTTTATATTTTCTTCACCATAAGATTTATAGATAATAGTAATACCAGCATTATAATACCATCTATATTGATCTAAATATAGATCTAACATAACCTTTTCTTTATCAGAAGGTTTTAATAAGATTACTAATGTTTTTAATTTAGGTTTAGTAACCACAGGATCTAAAGATTTAGAAAAAGAAAAATCTAATATATCAAAAGCTAAGTTATTATTAGAGCAATATTTTTCATCTATAGAAAACCATGAATGATTAATATTACTAAAAAAATTTTCTTTTTTATTTTGTGAAATAATAGGAGTTGTTGTATCTAATTCAGTTGGCATCCATATAGAATCTGAAATATTAGCTTTATCATTATTCCAAAAAGGAGCTATTTGATCATTTTTGATATCTTCTTCAGATTTAATCTTTATAAACTCATGGCTAACATCTCTTATATAATTATCCATATCATATTTAGAAATTTTATCTTTCCATATTGTTTTTATATAGGGTTTTTTAGTGACAACATCAATGCTAGGAACTGTCACTAAATTATCTTTTTCAAAACAATCTAATTTATTAACAGTTTCTAACATTATTAATTTTGTTTAGTACTAGATAATAATATCTTTTCTTTAAGCTATTTATGTTTATTTTAATTTTTGTTTATTTGTTTTTATTTTATAACGTCTAAGGCCATATTCTAGATGAAAATACTGTTATTATAGAAATAAGGTAGCTAACCAATTCTTTTCTGAGGGTTGTCTTCTTTATTTAAAAGTTTAAAGCTTTTTTACAAAGTAAATATTTTACTTGTTTATACTTGTTTTAATATGATTAAAAATCCAATTTTAGATTTCCATAGTATTTTTAATCAACTGTTACATTCCCATTCTAAATTAGATACCCTATTATCTGTCTTTATACCATTTTTATGATTTGCGATATATTTTTTACCATCTTTTGGAGGTTCTCTTAAAAAAACACTTGCTACGATTGTATGAAAGCCAATTTCTGTTTGATTATCACCAGTATTTTTTAAAAGCTGGCATATCATATATCCATTTTCATCCAATGTATCTGTTTTTAAAAAACATTTTGTCTTTTTATTTCTTAATCTAAAAAATGACGATAACTCATATTTAGGAAAATGCAACAATGTATGAAAGATTTCATCAGGTAAATTATCTGTATTAAAATAACTTTTTAATAATATATCAATGTTAAATTTTTTTCTTTTTCCATTAACATTGCATGCTACAGCATTCCTATATATTTTTGGTATAAATTTATTATCTATTTTTCTAACAATACCAGTATTAGAAATTTCGTAATCTGTTGCCTCTTTGATAGTTTTCCAAATAACATCGTTTTCGATAATTTCTTTTCCTTTTTCATCATTTTGTTCAGTATCTTTTTGCTTCGATAATAGTTTTGGTAGACATTTGGTTGTTTATATATTTTGTTTAAATCAATTATTAAATTTTAATAAAATCAATTTTTATTAAAACAATAATTCAAAATCAAAACTTATTCATCAAAATTCGTATCAACATCTTCTTCCACATCCTGGTACTCAACACTTTCTCCAAAATTTATATTTTTATTTGTTAAAAATTCTATAACATCTTGATGCGTTATCACCAAGATATTAGAATACAATTTAGAATACGCACTTATCTCTTCTATAAATGACTCCATCCTCTTACAGAAATTTTTATCAGCTTCCTTATCCTTTTTACACGTTGATAATATTGAAAACCTTAATATTTTATACTTTATTTCTGACAGTATCAACGTCTCAAAACATTTTTTATAAGGAGACACAATAACTATATCGTATTTTCCTTCTAATTTCTTTGCCATATTTATACCATCATGATTCAATTCCGAATCAACATTATTTTTTATACTTGCAGCATGGTGCATCAAAATTATTTTCTTTACCATAGTTTATAAAATTTATTAATAATTGAATAATATTTAAATATTATTCAATTATTTTAAATTATAATGTTTTATGCTATCGCTAAAGGAAGAACTATAGGTATTGTCAACACATGGTCTGAATGTTTAAAAGCTGTTACTGGATTTTCTGGCGCAGTGTTTAAAAAATTTCAAACAAAAGATGAAGCAACCATCTTCATTAGTCAGAATACAGAAATAAAAGCAGATACAAACATTGGATTAGAAATAAATAAAAAAGGTATTACCAATTTTTCTTTAATAGAACCTATGCAAAAATCTAAAAGAGAAAACATAAATGAAAACATAAATGAAATTATCATATACACTGATGGTTCTTGCAAAAATAAAAGCGGTGGTTTTGGCGTTGTACTTTTAACAAAAGAAGAAGTTATTAAAGAATATTGCGGGAAAGTACCATATAATCCATGCACTAATAACATTGCTGAACTTTATGCATTGTTTTATGTATTTAATGATATTATTCCAACTATTAATGATGTTAATAAAATTATCATTAATTCTGATAGCGAATATAGCATTAATGCTATATCTGTGTTATATGATGAACACCTTAAAAGAAATTTTAATAATGTCAAAAATAAAGAATTAATCCAAACTATACATAATCTATTAGAAAAACATAAAGAAAACGGTTGTAACATAGTTTTTAAACATGTTAAAGCACATTGTGGTATAGAATATAATGAAAGAGCTGATAAACTTGCTGAAAAAGGACGTTGTCAATAAATTACTTGTATATTTATATCGAACGATTTCCTAGAGCAATACATCCAGTACCGCTTCCAATAGAAATAGGATCATAGTTTATTGGAAAGTCATTAGTAATAATTTTTGAATTTTTATTCAAAAGATAGTTTTTTTCCCATGTTATTTTATAATAATATGGATTTGTTGTATAATACATATGATTTTTCACACCATTACCCATATCTCTTTTATCACAGTGTTCTACAACGAAACCATTCTTTTCTAATATTTCTCTGTCATATCTAGACATACTATCAACATTAATTCTTGTTAAGTTATTAGCCATAGCTTCTTTTATCTTATTGAAAATTATATTAGATTCTCTAATAGCTTTATTAATAGCATTCTTAGATTCTTCTTCTCTATATAAAGTAACATTCTCATAATCTGGAGATAATAAGGAGTTTAGCGGATTTGTTTCCATATTCATTTGAAATTTGTTTTAAAAATTATTAGTTTTAAAACAACATTATTTTTTATTTTAATTAATTTTTATTCAAGATATTCAAAATCATCAATATATTCTTGTGCATCATAGTCATGATCAAACATCACAATACCATATTTTTTAATAAAATTATTCAACTCTTCATCATTTTTATCTATACCAAAAATACGACATTCCATCGTAGAAATTTTATAACCTGTCCGTTGACGTAACTCAAAAATAAAAGTGATACTATCACTATGCATTTCATAAAAACCTGCTTTAGCACGATTTCTATAAGTTATTGGCGCAGTTTCTATAATACGTTTGAATAACTTATTCTTATCATTAAAAATGCTTATTATATCTTCAACAGGATCACTATTTTTTATATCACTATAGATAACTAAGCTATAAACATTAAGTTCTTTATTGCATATTAAACTAGCTATATCTATCATAGAATAACTTGTTTCAAATTCTAAAGTAGAGTTTAATTGTTTGTTTACATTCATTTTGTGTTTTGAATAATTTTTAATTAATTTATTCAAAAAAATTATTAAAGAAAAAAGATAATAATTAATTATAAGAATGGCAAGCATTATAACCAAATTCCCATGCATCATCTTCACTATCACACATCGTAATATTAAAATTTATAATAAAATCGGTTAAACACTTGTCATTCTTATCTATATTAAAAAGACTAAATTCAATCTTTGTTTCTTTATCATCAAAAATTTGAAAATTAAAAATAACATAGTCTGTACCAAAAAATCCTGCTTTAAACCATTTTTGATGATGTTTAATATAAGTTAGACATTTATCAGTTGATAAATATTCTATCAACTTGTCTTTAGTATCAAAAATTTTTATTTTATTTATCGTTTCTTCTTTTTCAAATAGTTCATCCATAACCATAATACATTTATCAGTTTGTTTATGTATTAAAGAAATTATATCTCTTAGATTATAATTTTTATCCACAATAAGTTTTAAATTAAATTCTTGAAACATTTTTATTTAAAAAATAAAATAAAAATAAATTCAAATAAATATAAAAAATGGAAACACGACCTACTTTTGATAATACTATACCATCTGGTGTATTAACACTTGATTATGTTAATAGTTATTTCAAACCTCTTATGAATATTAACATATCTAAAATAGATGACACTTTTATACCTTCTACAGATTTATTCGAAGTACTTATTTTTATAGATAATCAACCAAGTTCTGTAACAGAATCTTTTAGAAAAAGATATAAAATACCAATCAATATTTATAACAATATTTTAATAGTAAACAAACTAGACAATGTTCTTGGAATACGTCATCTATAATCTTTTTTATTTTCAAGAATCAAATTTCATTTTTTCAATAAAATAAAGATATACAAAACTATATAACTGGCATATAACATCCGCTTTATCGTCCTTTTTACCTTTTTTTATTAACTCTGGAAGATATATATTATCCTGTATTCTCAATATTTCAGCAGCCATTTTAACAGACCATTTTTTCTGATCTATTTTTGGTAAACTTTTGTATTTCACAACACCTTTCTTATTTTTATGTTCTAGTTTATTCATACCTAAAACCTGTCCCTTGTAGAATGCTTTGAATTCGATATAAATTTTAAATCTACCATAAGTCATCAAAAGATATGTATAAACAGTTTGACAAATCTTTAATGCCATTGTATTAATTTTACCTTTAAAAGACATCTGTAATTCTAGCAAGAAGATATCAACTTTATCCCATAGACTTTCATATTTCTTCATTAATTCTATAAGATTATGATATATTTTTGGATCTAGATATAATTTTTTATTAGTATCACCCGTTAAATCATTGTTGGACAATAACAACACATCACCACTCTTATAAATTTTATGTAAGATAGATGCGAATTCTTTTGTGCATGTCCCATCAACATTATATCGATCTTTTTTAGGTATATTTTTTATTTTTTTTAATTTATCTAAGTCAATATCAGCAACTGTAAAAGCAAAATTTTTTTTCCCTATATCAAAACTTGCTATTAACATTTAGTAGTATTTATATTAACTTTATTGTTTTAAAGTATTATTTGATTTTTATTTATTTTTAAAAAATAAATTAACATATTAATGGATTTAACAGATTTACTACAAGAGCTTTTAATGATAGACCTTTATACTGATGTTTTCACATGGTCTAGAAAAAATGGATATGATGAAAAAGAAGCTCATAAAATTGCCTTGGAATCTGTGAAAGAAGAAGTAGAAGCTTCTAAGCGAAAAACTCGTGCAAAAAATATAGAAAAAATAAAATTATTATATAGAAAACATGCAGAAAATATGAAGAGGAAAGAAGATATTGCTGACCTTATCAATAATCTAAAAATAGATGAATAAAGTGTTGTTGCAAAACAACACACTCTAATACAAAATTAAATGATTTTGTATTAATAATTTTTTAATATTTTGTCATTTTTTTAATTTTAAATATTAAAAAAATTATTATAATAAAAAATGGAAGTATTAACAGTTATTATAATAATCCTTTTAATATTCGTCTTATTTCATATTCTAAAATATTTAAAAGTTAATTCATACATCGATCTGTCAGGTGACATAGGTGCTGGGATAGGCTACGATGAAAAAAATAAACGAAGACGTAAAAAAGACGGCAGTTGGGATAACAACACTGACGGTTCTTCCTCTAATGATACAAGTACTTGTTCTTCTTGTACAAGTTGTCCTAGCTCTGGTGGAATGAGTGGGTATACTGGTATGACTGGTTACACAGGTATGACAGGTATGCCTGGAATGAGTGGCTCAAGTGGTTATACTGGGATGAGTGGAACAATCCCTGGTCAAATTATTTCTAATGATGGCGCATCAAGTGATGTGATGGCGTTTAGAAATGGTGTTGCTAATAGCATGGTTGGTGTAGGATTGTAGGTATTTGCGAACTGTTTTATTAAAAATTATTTAAGTCTATTTATTTTATTATTTATTAAATAATAAAAATGAATGTGTTCGATTTTGTTATTTCTTTAATTCTAATTGCAGTATGCACATCCATTTTTATTAACTATTTTAGATTTGGCAGCTTCATACCTAATTATTTCTACCCATCCTATTATAATAGTTACTACCCACAGTCTTTACGTTATTATCACCACAATGATCATCGCAACAACGATGAACACCGCAGACATTAAGAAATATATTATTAACAAATTATATTTTATCAAATTATCTTACATAAAATAAAGATAAAATAATAAACATGTCTTTTCCTAAAACTATACATCAGATATGGTTACAGGGTATTAACAATATTCCTGAGAAATACAACACTAATATTTTGTCTATTAAACAACATAACACTGATTTTGAATATAAAATGTGGGATGAGATATCTATTCTAGATATCATTCATACTAACCCAACATGGACAAAAACCTATTATAGTTTTATATATCTTCATCAAAAAGTAGATTATGCTAGATATATAATCCTATGGCTAATGGGCGGTATTTATGTTGATATAGATGTTAATGCATTAAAATCTTTTGATAGTATTCTAGAAGAATTTAAGGACTATGATCTAATAGTATCAAAATTAATTGTGAACAAAATAAATAGTATGCTTCAGTGTCATCATCCCGAATGCTTAAATAATGGCGTTATTATATCAAAGCAAAAAGCAGATATATTAAATGAGATAATAAAGTATATTGATAATAATAGTACTTGTTCATTCATATGTCCAAAAATAATGTGCATCAATAAAACAACCGGTCCATTAATGTTTACCAAAGTTATTAATCAATATATAAAAAATAATTCTGGAAACAAAAGCAAAATTTATATACTACCAGCTGAGTACCTTGAGCCATGCACATTTGGAGATTGTAAGCATACGGTCAATACTATTGTGTCACATAATCATAATTGTACATGGATCCCAAAATATCAATATAACATAATGAAATTTTATATAAAAAATACAGGGTTAACAATAGCAATTATTATCTTGATGTTATCAATTGTTATATATTTTATTTATAAATTTTATAAAACAAAGAATAAATAAACTAAAACATATGAATAATAATGATAATGCAAGAAAACTTCCAGACTCATATGAATGCTGGTTTGATATTTTATTATATAAAACTGTTGTCGATCCATTAACATCTTTTTTTAGAATATTTAACGTAACTCCCAACACTATCACAATAATATCTACAATATTCGGCTTATTTTCTATATATTTTTTACTAAAGAAAAATATTTTGTATTTCATCACATTTTTCTTAATTTATTATACTCTTGATTTAGTCGATGGTGTTTACGCTAGGAGATACAATATGTGCACAGACTTTGGTGATAAATTAGATCATTATAGAGATTATTTGGTTTGGTTTCCTACTTATTTTATTATTTGTTATAGATTATACCAACAGAGTAATAATTATCTTATAATTCTATTATTTATAATAACTGCACTAGGTTTTGTACATTTTCAATGTCAAGAAAAATTTGTAAAAGATGTTAAAGGTGTTGATAAAAATAATTCATGTTATAGTCATATGTTGAATATGGAAAATGTTAATATATGCAGTGACATAAAATTATTAACGTTTACGAAATACTTCGGTAACGGTATGCTAGTTTTAGCTGTACTAGCTTTAGGTTATATATCTACATGATATGATTTTTTAAAATTTATCAATAATTTTAAAAAGTTTTAGTAACATGTTAAGCTAATTTCCACCTATATATCCCATTAGAAGCTCTAACAGAATTATATAATTGTCCATCATTACCTAATAGCTTTCTGGCTCTGCATAAATTAGCTGGATAAGCAGGACTAGGACGATTTACATATTTCTTTTGAGTCTGTCTGGTACAACCTCTTTCAGGCTTGTAAATGTCATTATCCCTTCTTCGTTTAGATTTGCTTTTTGATTTCGACTTACTCTTTGATTTAGATTTTGAGGACTTCTTCATGCTTTTTTTCTTAGGGCTTTTACGAACACTTTTTTTCTTTTTACTTTTTGACTTTTTTGCGCTTTTCTTTTTAGGCTTTGAACGAGATCCTTTCATATATTTAACCTTTGTACCACTAAGTTTACTTTTTGTTAAGATATAATAGCCTTTTTTCTTACTTTTTGACCTCTTTGTGCTTTTCTTTTTTTTCGATTTTTTTGTTTTTTTTGTTTTAGACTTTGAACGAGATTTTTTCATAGTAAGCTTCTTTCTACCAGATTTACTTTTCTTTTTGCTTGGCGACTTACGCTTATTCTTAGCAGAACCACTGATATTGCATCTTTTGGTTATTCTATTTCTAGATTTACCTGGGCCACATGATTTTAACATTTATTAAACAAAATATAAAAATTAATAATTATTTTTTAATTTAAAAAAATAGTTATTATTAATTAAACAATGGAAAAAAATACAGTGACACAAAATATTAAAGATGAAAATCAAACTATTTCATATTATGAAAAAAATAAAGAAAAAATAAAAAAGAAACGTAAAATATACCAAGCAAAAAATAAAGAAAAAATAAAAGAACGGAATAAAATATATGAAGCAAATAATAAAGAAAAAATAAAAGAACGGAATAAAATATATCGAGTAAATAATAAAGAAAAAATAAAGGAATTAAAACAAACATATTATGAAAATAACAAAGAACAAATAAAAGAGCAAAAGAAAATATATCAAGAAAATAATAAAGAACAAATAAAAGAACAGAAGAAAATATATGAAGAAAATAATAAAGAAAAAATAAGTAATAGAAAGAAAATATATTATAAAGATAATAAAGAAAAAATAGATAAAACTACTAAAATATATAAAACAGATAATAAAGAAAAAATAAAAGAACAGAAGAAAATATATCAAACAAATAATAAAGAAAAAATAAAAGAACAAAAGAAAATATACCAAGAAAATAATAAAGAACAAATAAAAGAACAGAAGAAAATATATAAAAAAAATAATAAAGAAAAAATTACGTTTGTCAGACAGGAAAGATTAAAAGCACATGATGCACTTATTAATTTTTTAATAAAAAATGCAAAAGCATATGATAAAAAACATGATAAAAAATATGATATTGAATGCACTATCGATGCTGAATATATTATTCACTTAATAGAAAAACAAAATAATAAATGTTTTTATTCTAACGTAGAGTTATTATGGGAACAAAATTCTGGATCTATATATCAAGTATCAATTGATCGAATTGATTCATCATTAGGGCATATTAAAGGTAATTGTCAGTTAGTTACAACACATGTTAATTTTTTTAAAAACAAGTTATCTCATGATGATTTTGTTATTTTAATAAAAAATATAAAAAATAATTTTTATAAGATATCTCAAGAAGGACCTATAAAAGATTTAACAAAAAGTGCCAATCAAAAAATTAATACTATGTTTAATCAAATCAAATATAGAGCTCTTAAAAAATATAATAAAATGTATAAAGATAATCAATTAACAATCAAACCTTCAGAATTTAAATTAGATTTTGATAAAGAATATCTGAATGAATTAAGATTAAAATCTGGTGATAGGTGTGCTTTAACAAATGTAGAATTAAGTTGGGAGCCTAATCAATTAAATACTGCTTCTATTGATAGAATAGATTCTTCTAAAAATTATACAAAAGATAATATTCAAATAATATTATTGTATGTTAATTTTATGAAACAAAAAATTTCTAATGAAAAAACTAAACAAATAATAGATGATCTTATTAATTATAACTGCTCAACTATTACTACTCATACAATCACAGGTTTATGAGTTATATAGAGAAATGTTTGTTGTCAACTGGGTAATGACTAACTAATTTATAGATAAATAAATAACATTCCCACTTTTGCATGCTGTTTTCATTTTATTTTTGTAAAATAATGTCACAAACATTTTTTAAATTTTCATTAATGTTACTATATTTATCATTTTCGTTATACCTATAAAACTTTACAAACAGTCCGCCTGTTCTTATAAAGCCTCCATGATAAACATTTTCTATAAAAACATACTGAATTCTTTTTTCAATATTACCAACATACGCTCTTCTATCTTGTTACTATCTTTTTCTTCATTTGATTTCATAACATTTTCTTTACTCTTTTCATATATTTCCACATATAATTTTTTAACACTCATGAAATTATTATTCTTCACTGCTCTCACCACATAATATCCTTCTTCAGTTATTACTAAAAATACACGATCTATTTTTTCACAAGCCACCTTCAAGTCTTCAAGAGAAGGATATGAATTCGCATTACTAGTCTTGAAAGGATGAGTGCCATATTACCGGATATTTTATATTAAGATTACTAAATGGTTTCTTCACATCTTTATTATAATACGACAACTCTGGTATAATAACAAATCCCCCAGTCACACAGTCGTAGAAACCAGCAAGCTCATAGTATTTAATAACATCCAACAATTTTATTAAATTTGTTAATGAATAAGGCACTGAATAGATAGTAGATACAAATAGATCAAGTGACATATCAATATTTGGAAATTTTATTCTGGTAGTGATTGTAGGAGCTTTATTAATTACAGTATTGTTACTTACAGTATGATTGCTTTGGTTTTCTTGATTATTTTCTGATGAACTCATGTTTTATTTTATTAAAGATTACTTTAATTGATTATTATTTTAATAATTTTTATTAAAATAAAATGATACTCGATAAAGATATTAATCCATATCCTTACAGAAGCATAAATAAGAAACAAAGGTGGAATATGAACAATCCTATTTTTACATTTGTTATAAAAAGTTTTACAGCTAAAAATATAACTTTACGTACAAGAAGATTAAAAAATGCACAATTTTATAAAGTAAATGTTCATAATATTAATGATGACCTAATTGGTTTTATTAATCCTAAAAATACATTTGGTAAAAAAATTAAGAAAACAAACCTTACTAAATCTATTAATAAAAAATTACATAACAATAGAAAAACCAAGCTAAAAAGATACACTAAATTTCTTTTTTAATTACAATAGATTTAAATAAAATTAAATTTAATAACCATAAAAATATAGATAACAAATATACAACCTATGAAAAAGTTTTGGACAGATGTGTCAACATGTTTATCTATTATTTTGTTAGTACCTGAAAAGTATACAGTATCGGTATCTGAAAAGTGTATAGTATTGATTATTAATCCTTTGTTATCGTAATAAGATTCGCTTTGTAAATTATTTTCTAAAAATTCTTGTTTTTTTACAGGTAAGTTATTTTTAAAAACTGTAACATATTTTATTTCACCATTATAAGAATATGCGATCTCTTGTTTTCCATTTTTTATATAAAGTTCAGTTGGTTTAACAAACTCATTATTAGTATCTTTATATTTTATAACACCGTTAAGCATCTTTCTAAATTGTCGATAGCTTATCTTTTTTATTATTAAATTATTAGTAACTGATTTGTCACCAATTGTTATAACCTTTAGATTTTTTGATGGGTCATTTACTGCTACTATTTCAGCATATTTATGTAATTTATCGAAAGGATAATACAATAAACAATTTAAAGGATTCTGGCAGAAGTGAAAGCCTTTTTCACACATTTCTATAGTACCATTTTCATTTTCGTCATATCTATTTACTTTTCCTAGAATAAATTGTGTATCTTTACAAGTCCAATTTTGATTAAAAATTTTATAACCTTTTACACTAGTTTTTTGCATTTGTTAGTTTTATATTATTTTTATAGATTTTTAATTTATTCAATTAAAAATTATAAGCATATTTTATAGATGTTAATAATCTTTTTTATAAAAAACTTAATTTATTTTTGGAAATACATATTTAAAAACTAGTTTGTAATATAAAATAACCGATAAAGTATTAATAAAATGACTACTAATTATTGTGTTGCTGTAAATTGTCCAAAAATTGCATATTTTGGATATGATGACATTGAATTTTGTGAAGATCATAAGGAAGATGACATGAAATATCTACATAAAAGCAATAAATGTATTTTTGAAGATTGTGATAAACGCTCATCGTTCGGATTCGAAGGAGAACGTCCTAGATTCTGTGTGCAACATAAACAACCCAATATGATTGATGTTATACATAAAAAATGTTCTTATAAAGATTGTACAACACGACCAACTTTTGGATTAGAAGGAGAAAAACCTAAATTTTGTATTAAACACAAAGAACCTAATATGCAAGATGTAGTAAGTAAAAAATGTTTACATAAAGGATGTAAAACACAACCTACTTTTGGATTAGAAGGAGAAAAACCCAAGTTTTGTGGTGAACATAAAGAACAGGACATGCAAAATTGTACAATCAAAAAATGTTTATATAATGATTGTAAAAAACAACCTACTTTTGGATTAGAAGGAGAAAAACCTAAGTTTTGCAGTGAACACAAAAAACAGAATATGCAAGATATCAAACATAAAAAATGTGTTCATGATGGATGTAAAAAACGTTCGACTTTTGGATTAGAAGGAGAAAAACCCAAGTTTTGTAGTGAACATAAAGAACAGGATATGCAAGATCTTGAAAATAAAAAATGTTTATATAAAGGATGCAACAAATCTGCTTCATTTGCATTAGAAGGAGAACGACCTAAATTTTGCAGTGACCATAAAAATGATGCCATGGTTAAATACCAACGATGTTTTTTTAAAGGATGTCAAAAACGTCCGCATTTTGGATTAGAAAATGGAAAAGCTAAATTTTGTAGCGAACATAAAGATAATGATATGGAAGATGTTACACGTAAAAAATGTGCATCTAATCTTCCTCCTTATAATATACCATGTGACATTACAGCTAATAAAAATTATAAAGATTTTTGCACTAAATGTTTTGCTCATTTATTTCCTGATGATCCTTTAACATCTCAAATAAGATGTAAAACAAAAGAAATAACTGTGATAAATTTTATATCAAAACTATTTAATGGTTTTATACACGATAAACCATTATTTTATGGATGTGATTGTCCTTCAAGAAGACGTATCGATTTAAGAAAATTAATAGGAAATACTATTTTAGCCATAGAAATAGATGAGCATCAGCATAATGGATATGATTCTAAATCCGAACATGATCGTTATGATGATTTATATTGTCAATTTTCTGGAAAATTTATATTTATTCGATTTAATCCAGATAAATATAAGAAAAAAGGTAAAACTTATAATCCTACTAATAAAACACGTTTCGAAATTCTAAAAAAAGAAGTTGAAAAACAAATTTCTATAATAGAAAACGATATGAATACTGATCCATTGACAATTATTCATTTATATTATGACGAAAATTAATTTATATACAGTAATCCAAAACATATTTTTAATTAATTAAATAAATTTAATTAAAAATTAAATATCTTTTATATTTTTATACAAAACTTAACTTCGGTTCTGATAATTTTTTTATATCACGTATAACCTTACCTCTAATTTTATATCTATAATCATATTGATTTTGTATCACTTTTTTTACTATTGTTTTATCTCTCACTATATCTAATAACTGATCTAAACTATTTATTAAATTATCCAGATAATAAAAAAAATCTATTTTTATAATATCTCTATGCAACATAAAATATTCTGCACTTTCTATCTGAAGATATTGCTTTGATCCATGTGGAGCTTGAGTACTTATTACGTATTCCAGTCTAGTTCCCACCTCCACTTGCTGTCCTCGCTTCTTCATTTTTTCTGCGAGTTGTATATGAGCAGGTAAACAATGAAGATAAAACTCTTTCTCAGTAGTAGCATTCTTCTTCTTCATTTGTTCCTTCTTTTCTGTATCGTTTTTAGATAACAACGGTACTGTATAATCACCCATTTTAGCCTTTAGTATCTTTTTCTTAACTTTTGTTACACCACTATTTTCTGCAACAATCTCATCATCTTGATTCTTCTTGTCATCTTTTTTTTCTTCAATAGGTTCTAAACACATACTATTAATTGAACCAACACTCTTAGATATAAAGAACTTTTTAGGATCTATAACACCACTACAAAGTTTATTAATTTCTGTTATAACATAATATAATGTATCTTTTATATCTTCCTTATCAAAAACTCTTGTTATTATTTCCGTATACAAATTTCTTATAAATTCACAATTATCTCTTCTTGCAGTCAAGACCCCGCGTTTTCCAATCTCCTCAATCATGATACCTTCTCGATTACAAACTCTGTACATGTATTTTTTTTTAGTTAATATGAAAAAATCTCTATAAACTTTATTTTCAAATTCTAATCTTATTGGCTTTAAAAAATGTTTACTAACCTCTATAGATACTTTAACAGCATGATCCCAAACATCCTGGGGTGTAGTTAGGTGAGGAAATTGTATATAATTACTATCTGTATCCCCATATATCAGTTTACCTCCAAAATCTCTAGGAATAATAACAGAAACCTTTTCTATATTTTTTCTTCCAAGATATGTTGTAGCCATAGCAACAGGATAGCAAGGCGCATACCCTCTTTTCACCCCTGTGATGCCATAAGTTGAGTTCGCTGAAATTTTGTAGGCTAATTGACGCTTCTCCAAGATATTAATAATATTACTCATTTCTTCTGATATTTTTCCATCCTTCTCTTCTTTTAATCTTTCTTCATATTTTTTTATTTCTTTTCTAGTATTTGATCGAGCATCAAGAAGATTTTTTAGAATTGATGGAAGAATACCCATAGGCTCTTTTCTAAATTTGAAAAATCTCTTTTGACACATAATATCCTTGGGTTTTCCTTTAACAAGTTTACTTCTCTCTTCTCCATACGGAACAATACTTTCTAACAAAGATTTTATTTTAAAATCAAATTGTTCCTTTTCATCCTTCTTTTTAGTCTTTGTTTTTTCTTTTCTATAAACTGTTACTTCTTTTTTTATCTCATTAATAATCTCTGTTAACTCATTTTTCCTAATAACTTTTGGATCATGTATACAACCCATATGATCTTCCCATTCTAAAACATGACATTCATCATTGCTCACATTATCACCTTCTCTGACTAATGAAGAGTAATCTAAATTATATGCTATAATTGTTGTTGGATATAACGATGCAAAATCAAATGGACATAAATCGCTATAATATCCTGGAACTGGTTCAAAAACATAAGCTCCAGCATAACGATCTGTATCTTTACACACATAACCATCTTTTTGTACAACAAAATTATTATACATACAATACTTGTATATCTGTGAATATACTTTTATTTGTTGACCTTGTGTATATAATGTAAAAATTTGTGTATTACAAACAGAAGCCATTTCACATAACCCAACCCAGCTCTTCAAATGATTCAATAAATCTATCACAAGTACTGCATCTTTCATACCATACTTACAAACAATACCCATTGCTTTCTGCCCTCGAAGTCCTCCTTTCATCCCTAGTCGATAACATTTGAAAATTCCAGACACTGATAGATCTTCTTTTGTATTACCTAGAAAGTATGTTGATACATATTTTAATGTATATGATCTAAGAGTTGTGTAATCTCTTCTTATCAAAGGCATTAAATCCATAAATAAAATCCCTTCAGCCTCTAGACAATCAAATTCTTGATTTTTGTAAGCTTTTGATGACCATTTAATCTTTTTTATCGAAGAACTATTATACTTATGAAAGCCAATTTTATCAAATTCATCAATACAAAAATTCTGCTTAGCTCTTTCTAAAAGATATGGTATATCAAACATAAAAATATTATATCCCACAATAATATTAGGTTTTAATTTTTTAATAAGATCTTTAAAACCAATAAGCAAAGCTGTTTCCGTTTCAAATCTAATTATGGTCACATCTTCTCCAACAATTTTTTGATCTGGATCTCCTAAACACAAAAGATAATTATCTTTTTTTGCATCATTTTCTATCTGTAAGCATGCTGTTATACAAAAGACTTTATCACCAGGTTTATCAGCTTTTGGGAAAACTTTGGGGTTAGAAGAATATACTTCTATATCAAAACCCATTATCAATGGTTTCCCTATTGAATTTTCATCTTTGAGATGTTTAAGGTTTTTCCATTTAACTTTATACTCTTTGTCTGCGATAGTTTCCATATCATCAATATTTTCTTCAATACCTTTAAGCTCTATCCAACCAGCTGTTGGGATATTAGCACAGCATGTTAATTGTAAAACAGGTTCTGCATCTTGTTCATGTATTTTTAATGTGATTTTACCTAATCCTAGAATTGTTAAAGGATATCTTAAAATCTTACATAATTCTTTAAGATCAGCAACGTTAGAGAATGAACAAAATAAAAATGGGTATTTTATTCTTGTTTGTTTTTCAAACAAGGCATAGTACATTTTATACTTGTGATATAAAATTTTTTGAATAGGTTTTCTATGTTTAAGAAGATAATCAATCTTATCACCAATTAGTTGTGCGTTAGAATCATTCCAGGTAATACTTTCAGGTAATTCTATATAAACATATGGTGTAAAGTTACTGACTTTTGCGCATATAGTTTTATTGTCTTTATCAACACCATATATTCTGATTTGAAGAGGATCATCCTCAGAGTGCTCAGTGAACCAAGAATAAACATAAAATTGTTTAGTTTTAATAGTTGATATTATTCGTTTTTCTGGTTGTTCCATAATAGTTTTTTTATAATTTGTATATTATAAAAAATCAATTTTATTTAAGTTTTTATTTAAAATATTAATTAATAAAATTATAAATGTTTGATAAACAACACAACGAAGCATAGTACAACTAAACATAAATTGTGTATAATTAATTATAATTCACACATAACCACATCTTTTTCCAAAAACTTCTCTTAACTTTTTTCTCAATCATTGGTCCTAAATACACATCAGCTCTAGAAGTACCTATCACAATCCCATTGACAATATCTATATTTTTACTCAAGTTTTCTTTAACACTATGTGTGTTTAGATTTACATGCTTGAATATATCATTATTATTAACATATATCAGAAAATTTATATAATCTTTTTCCATTACATAAACATTTAATATATTATACGTTGTAGTGTCTAGATCCAAATATATATTATAACCACTTTTAAAAATCATATCTTGTACTTGTTTTATATTTTTCCAATCTATATTCATACTTGTTATTTTTATTATTAATAACTTAATAATAAATTTATTCAATAAAACTAGATTAAATAATAATCACTAAGTATTGATTGTATTTCAATAATCTTATTAACGTTTTTTTGGAAATTATCATTAAACAGAGGAACCTTCATTTTATTTATTATCCTTATTTCAATATATTTATCAACACTTTCATTAAGTAATTGTTGCATCTCTTTTTTATATTCTGTTAATTCTTCTTTAGTAATTAGATGCGTAATATTTACTTGTTTTTCTGCATTATAAAATAAAACATTATAATATTGTGTTACGCAATTTATCATATTCACATCATATTTGTTTTTTATAAAAGCATATCGTTTATTAAAAAAATTATTTTTATTTGATACAGTTAGTAATATAGGTTTTACAATTACTTCACTATCACCAAATAAATCTATATTTTCTATTGGTGAAATAATGTCCAATAATGGATTTTTATTATTAAAACTATTATTAACAAATTCAGAGTTATCTATATTTATATTCTTTTTACGCGCATAAGTACGTAATTTTTTTAAAAATAAATCACTCTTATCGTTTTCACATGTATAAGATGTATATATTTTTTTATCAAAGATATCAGTAAACATATTATTTAAAAATTATTTAATGTCTTTTAAATAATTTTTAATATTTTAATCTATTTTTTCTAAAGTTTCTTTATATTCATAAGTGCTATCATAAAATCTTATCTGAATATGTTTATTAGTAGTTATAACTCTTCCATTTATTATTACTACAAAAACAATTTTAAAAAAATAGGTTATGTTAGTTACTTCATTAAAATAATCATCTCTTAAATCTTCATCAATTGGTTGTTTTGATATCTTTATTTGTTCAAGTTTTATATCGCATTCTTGTGCAATGTATTTCCATAAATCTTTATTCTGGCATTTGAATGTATATATATTATAAGATTCTTCTAAAAAGTCTTCTGTGATTTGTATGTCATTTTCTATATTGTTATAAATTATTTTCATTATCTGAAGAAATAATTAGTATTTTTAAATATATTCAAAAAAATAATTAAATTACTTCTTCCGATAATGAAAATTCATCCTTATCGCATAAAACTCTTATTACAATTTGTAATGTTGTTACAGAAGAAAGTAATTTTTGTTCATATAAATCTAACAAGGCTTTTATTTTTTCTGTTCTCTTAGATATAAGATCCTTTACATCTTTAAAAAAGAATACAGAACCTCCTTGTTGCATATATGGGTCAACCGCATAATTTCCAGGAGCATAATATTCTTCATAACGATCATACAAAAGATAGCCATATACGTTTTTATCATTTGATAGTTTTAACAAAGATTCAAAATCATCATTAATAATTTTACCTTTCCAGGTCCATAATATTTCTTTCATTTTTTATTTATTAATATTCTTAAATAAAAAATCAATTTTTTCTTGTATGTGTCAAAGTAGTATAGTTAAATTTTTATTCTTCATATAACCTTTCTTTACATGATAGAATTTGTTTATCGACTTCTTTAACTTTATTTTGTATCATAATAATTGTTTTTTCTGGATTAGGAAATAAGCTTAACGCTTCTTCATTTTTATTATGTAATAATAAAAGCATTCCATTACATTAAACCACAAAAAAAAGTAGTACACTTAATTTTAATGTTGCTTTTTTTACTGTATGCACTCTAACCAGTATCAGGCATTATTGTATTTGACAACAGACTTTCACTCAGCTGTGGTTACAACTTTCTTTATAATAGAATCGACAGTTTTACTATCTTTCTTAAGACGTCCTGTTTTTAGTTTTTTTGTTTCAAGATCATAACGTCTATCATATTTTAACAGTCTTTTTCCTGTTTTCATATAATAATCAAAAAGTTTTTTCATATTTTTTACCATCTCGATTTATACATCCAAGCCGTTGATTTTTCATTTGACATGTTAGGATTGAATGCTGCTTTCGATAATCTCCATTTTTATCTGATAAATGTAAATTTTCACATTTTTCTTCCATTTCGTGATGTAAATAAACACGATGTTCTAAACTCATCTATATTATACACCTTAAAACGCTCTTTTAATTTTCTTTTCAATGTTATATTTGGAGTTGATATAAAACCTCTCATTTGTTTACCTATACTCCAATCACCTATTATTATAATAGGTTTTATTTTTATACCATTAACATATTCACTATATTTTTCTTCTATAGAATTTAATAACTTATCTTCTGATCTTTTTCTATTAATGTAACCATATAATTTATATTGTCTAAATTTTTTTTCTTTATATAAATCAAATAGTTCTGCATTAATTTCTAATTTTTTTTAAGATATATTTTTTAAATTTTTCTAAATCACATGTTTTTGCATTATATTGTGACAATTCATTTTCTTTTAATCATTTTATAATTATTCAATTTTATGTACAACACGAACAGTGATCTTGGATTAAATAAGTACGTAATTCTTGCTTATCATACAATGGATATTTTCTTATGTTTTCTGCCTTTCTTACTAAATCTTCTTTAGAAAAAAAGAAAGGTAATTCACTATAAGGATGTATAGCTTCTTCTTTAGCTAAAAATCCTTTAAGAATTATTTTAGATAAAACAATTCCTATAACAATATTATCTGTATCTATTCCATAGAATGGATCATCCAAATCATGCGTAAATTCTAACAATCTTATTACAGTATCATTGTTATCATATGTATTAGACGCATCCTTAATATATTTTTCATCCAATGATGCAATAAGATCCATTATATCTTCTAATTCTTTTGTTTCACCGCCATTAATCTCAACCGCTTTTAATCTATCGGAAAATTTTTCAATGGTATCATTACATTCTTCTAAGTTATTTTTAACGAAGAATATAAATTATCTTTAGGATGCTCTAAAATCCACCTATAAAAATCTTTTTTAGTCATCTCAAATCCATATACTTGTAAAATATATTCAACAGTCATTATTGGTTTATTAATTTTTATAAATATTTTTATAAAAATCAATTATTATTTTTATCTTTATCTTTTTATTAAATTTTGCTCAATGTTATGCTTACTTATTCTACCACCTAATCTACAAGGATCGTATAACCACTTTACACCTTCTTCACTTTTTATCCATCTTTTAAAAATCCAGAATTTTATGTTTCTTCTAACCCATCTTTGCAACACCTTTAATTTTTGTATATTATTTTGATAGTTTTTTACATAATCAACAAAATACAAATCATTAGTATATTTTTCACAACTGTATTCAATCCAATTTGACTTAAAACTATCAATATATTTAAAAATCATTGGAACTTCTAAAAGAAGTGGACAATTTCTACATGCGATCGTATCAATAAATGTCACAAAAGGATCACATATAATCTTTTTTAAATTTACACATCTATGACAATAAAGTTGCACATTATTTCTTGCTATATATATTTCTTCAAATAAACAATCGCTACAATAAATATGCGATAAATCATCAAGCTGAGAAGGTATATTAATGATGCTTGATTGTTCACAATAAAGTTTACATAGTTTTGTATATGTTTCTGGTATTTTTGTTAAGTTTATACAACTCATGCATTTAAGTGTTGTTAAATTCACATAGTCTGATGGTAAATTTGCTAGATGAGTAATGCTACAATCAAGCATTGTTAATTTAACGAATGTCTTTGGTAATGTCTCTAGTTTTTCGCAATGCGAACAATCAAGATCCACAAGATTTATTAAAGTATCAGGAATACTAATAAGATTCTTACAACCAGATACATTAAGATATTTTAAGTTTATAATGTGTCTGGTATTTCTAAAAGAGAATTGCACATGTAACAATTTAGTGTTATTAAATCTGTGTATTTTTCTGAAATTGTTAATAATTTTTTATTAAATCCACATATCATATGTGTTATTTTTTCACAACATTTACCCTCCCCCTCTATAAAATAATTAAAGAATGGTATTGTTGTTATATTTGTACAAAAACTTGTATGAATCTTATATCTATCATTTTTACCTATTATAAAATTATCAGAACATATAAAACACATTATTAGATTTTTAATAATATTCAATTAATATTATCTATATACTTTTTTATATTATGCCGAATTAACTTTTGTTTAGCATGATCAGTATATTATTCTTAACTATCCTACCACCTAATCTACAAGGATCGTATAACCACTTTACACCTTCTTCACTTTTTATCCATCTTTTAAAAATCCAGTAACGTATGTTTTTCCTAAACCATCTCTGCAACACCTTTAATTTTTGTATATTAAAAAAATATCGACCGTTATGGGGATGATTCAACCACCCACATCCACTTATTCCTAACCTATAACCTGTAATAAATGGTGAATATAATATGTTACTAAGATTATGTAAAAAACTATCTGGATACGTATAAAATTTATTAGGTATTTTTATTAAGTTTCTACAATCTGTGAAATCAAGATAAATAAAATTAAGATAACAATTTTTAAAAATATCAGATACTTCTGTTAATCCATAACATCCTATGCAATTAAGATATGTAATATTTTTCATCTTACTGGATAATTCCACGATATTATAACAATAATCACACCTAAGATCCTGGAGTTTAGCAAAATTACCTATTTTTGTCAATCCTTCACAATAAGAACAATCAATAGTAACAAGATTATTTAATTCTTCAGGTATTTTTATAAGGTTGGTACAAAATATGCATCTAAGTTCTTTAAGATTGCTACGCGTGCCCTTCGGGCTAATAAATGTGTTTGGTAAATTTATAAGACCTATACAAAATGAACAATTAAGTGTTATAAGGTTAATAAAAGTATCAGGAATAGAAACAATATTACAATTTATACAATCTAATTTTTTCAGTTTGGTAAGAGTATTAGGTATTTTTGTAAGACCTATACAAAATGAACAATTAAGTGTTATAAGGTTAATAAAAGTATCAGGAATAGAAACAATATTACAATTTCTACAATCTAATTCTTTCAGTTTAGTAAAGGTATTAGGTATTTTTGTAAGACCTATACAATATGAACAATTAAGTGTTATAAGGTTAATAAAAGTATCAGGAATAGAAACAATATTACAATTTCTACAATCTAATTCTTTCAGTTTAGTAAAGATATTAGGTATTTTTGTAAGACCTATACAATATGAACAATTAAGTGTTATAAGATTAGCCCGAAGGGCAAGATTAATTGGTATTTCTGTAATAGTTGTACAAAATGAACAATCAAAATTGTTAATATCCTCGCCCTCGCTAACATTCAAACTATTTTCGCAATATATACACATTTTAATAAAAAAAGAAATAATTTCTTTTTTATTCAATTTTATTTTTGTTTTATTCAATTAATATTATTTTGTTTTGTTTTATATTCTTCATCAAATCTTACTAAAAAATCTTTTGCTAGTTTTCCACATGCCATGTTTTCAAAGCAAGTTTTATTACCATTATTTTCATAACAATCCGATAAAAAGGCTAGAACCAATTTTTCTTCAACTGTTTGAACGCCATCAACTTTATTAAGATCATCATATTGGTCTTCATAATCATTATTTCTATTTTCATAAATTATCAGATATTTTGATAATATTTTATTTAATATATATTCAGATTCTCCAGCACATGCATGAAATTTTTTACAGTTATCATGATATTCTATATTATAAGGTCTATTGCCATCTAATTCTCCTTCTAAAGCAATTTCAAATTCTATTTTTCCTTTTGTAGTATTGTAATACTTATCTAACGATTCATATAATTCGCTTGATATGTCACCTATGATAGTTTGTTTATCCTTTGTAAAGCCACCATATATTTTTGGTATAGCAGGAAATATATAGTCTACCACAAATTTTGATAGAAAATTAAATGATTTTGTTGTCATTTTAATTTTCTATCAAAATATTATTATTAAATCAATTTTTTATTCATAATATTATTCAAAAGAAATAAAATTCAAAAGAAATAAAATTCATCATTATTTTCTAACATTCTTGCTAAATGTAAAAAAGGCATTTCAATATTTTTACCTGTTTTCACAGACATTTCAACATATATTGTTGGTACTTCACATACTTCATTAATCTCTTTGGTTGAAATAATCTTATCCAAATCTGCTTTATTACCACATAAAATCACTTTGTTATCCTTGTTTATTTTAACATCATTATATATTTTTACAGCACCTTCAAATGATTTTTTATCATTCAAATTAAACATTAATATGATACCATCAAACTTACTAGTTTTATCAAAACTATTATCAGTAAATACATCAAATATAATTTTATCATTATTTGTCGTTTCGAAAGAAATGGTTTTTAATTCACCATCACCATTGGTAGGTTTACGAAGTCCATCAAATTTTTCTAAAAAACTTGTTTTACCATTATTTCCACATCCTACTAAATTAATTTTATAAGTTGTTTGCGACATTTTAATTTAATATTATTTTTAATAAATTAAATATTAATCAATTTTTTTTATTAGTTTAGTTTTATTATATCTCTTTATTTAGGTTTCTACATCACTGCTTGATCTACCTTTAGTTTTCAACACATTTTGTACATATATAATCGTCGTCATATTCATTTTCCTTTAAAGGAAGACATTTTTCACACAATACATTACCACATTCTGAACAACTTCTATATTTTCCATAAATATCATCCATGGTGTCTTCACAAACCATACAGTCTTTTACCCAACTATCATTTATTTTATCAAGCATCATTGATTCAAGATCACCAGTCTTTATTTCATTTATCTTTATTTCTTGAAAAATATCATAAGGATCATCTAATTCAGTTTCCATAAACTCTTCTAAAGAAACAAATACTTCGCTATGCTTACCAGCTATTTCACCAAGACATAATCTTTCTTTACTATCCCATGCTTTATTTAAACGTGTCCATACATAATCTTTTATCAAACTTCCTTGTCTAAAAAATTTAGAATAACGAGATGAATATGAACAAATTACCAACACATATCCTTCGTATTCAGAAACATCAGGTAAAAATTGTTTTTTACTTTCTTCTAAAGTATGTGTTTTACAATAGTTATAGATTTCTTCAATGTGTTGTGGATTAAAAATATAGTTTTTATTGATTGACATTATTAAAGTTAATATTAAAATCTTAACTTTAATAATGTCAATCAATTTTTATTTATAATCGTTTGCGACAAACGCTTTAACATTCACATTCTCTACCTTGTTTAGAACATTCTTCACAGATTTTACATTCACCGCATTCATATTTAGAAGTATAACAAGAATCGCATACACTATTATCACATGTTAAACATGTTCTGTAAATCTCACCAATATCTGTTCCACAACCACATTCTACACAAATTTTCATCCAATCACCATCCATTTTATCAAGCATCCTAGAATCAAGTGCACCAAAGTCAAGATTATTTATCTCAACTTCTTTATAAATGTCATATGGATTGGTTATCTCTTCATCAATAAATTTTTCTAGTTCTACATATTCTTCACTATGTTTACCAGCTATACTACCAAGATATAATTCACCTCTTGGTTTACTATTCCAAGCAGATAATATATTATTCCACATATCAACTTTTAATAAAGTTCCTTCTCTCATCTCTGTTCCATAATAAGGTTTATATGAACATATTACCAACACATGTCCTTCATATTTAGATACATCAGGTAATATATGTTTTTTACTCTCTTCTAAAGTATGTGTTTGGCAATAGTTATAGATTTCTTCAATATGTTCGGGATACAATAAATATTTTTTAGACATTTTAAAACTTATAAACAATTTTAAATATTATTCAATTATTTTAACAACTTATAATAAAATAATAATAAACATGTATAAATCAAACCTTGACCAATATTATTCATATCAATTTTCTAACAAAGCATATTCTGAATATCCCCCTTACCCTTCTTACATAACCATGGAATCCTTATCAAACTCTTCACCTGATGACATCAATACTGCTAATATGACAAATATTAAAAAACAAATCACCAAAACATCCTTTAATGAAGAAATTCCTGAACTTATTACCGACTACGATCATTTTCCTTATACAAGATGGTTTAGAGGAGTTGCAGAATCCGATAGACCAATTGTTGCTGAACGTGTTGCTGGGTGGAGGCCTAGAAATGATAAATGTTATAAACCAACAACTTGTCCTGAAGTGCTAAAACCTAGATTATGCTTTCAGGTACCATGTTCAACACAAATGCCATGTAGATCTGGAGTTGATATAAATACTGGTAAATATCAAGTAAATCAAGTAGAATTTACATTGAATAGTTATAGATAAGTTGTAATAAAATTGATTTATTTATTTTTTATAAATATCTTTTTAAACATGTCGCAAATTAATCAAGGTCTTTCTTCAAAAAAAGTACACAAATGTACTTATCAAAATAAAATAAAAAAAATAGCAGAAATTTTGATGCTATCCTACACAAGTCCTAAAAAGAAAATATCAAAAATTATAGACGTTTTAACCGATTATAATGTTACTGAAGATTCTAAAATTATAACAACCATTCCAACACTTTCTATCGCTAACAGAGACATTGATTATTATCTCGAACAATATGACATTTTCCAAGATAACGATAATGAATATTACCAAATGGAACATTATCTAAGTCTTAATGGAGATTCATTACCATATCCTGAAACTACAAAAGAACAATTGGATGATGACTTAGATTTATACTGGTTGAACAGAATTCAAAAAATAAAATTATCATAGGTACAAAAGAAAAGATTTGCTAAAGATTCATAAAATAACATTATCACATCATCAACACATTAAATAATTTTTTAATAAAATATATTTTATTTTATTAAAAAAATTTACTATCACAAAATATTCATTTTCTACCATCTCCATCTACCACCTCTGCCATTAACTAAGTACCACTCATCATTTATTGATATTGATGATAGCATCAATGATGTGCATGCACTTTCTAAACAGGTATTTGTATAGTTTCTCAATTGTTCACACTTTCTTCTAAGATTAAACTTTTCTGTTGTAGAAAAAGCGTTCCATATCTCATTCAACGCCAATAAAAATGCTTCTAGGATTTGAGAAATTGCTTTGTTTTTTTGAAGAACCCGTGATCTTTTTTTTAAAGTTGCTTTCCATGCATTTTCAGTTATTCTACCCAAAATATACTGTACCCTTAAATCTCTATTCGTATCAATTGTAGAAGTATAATTAAACTGCCGTAAATCTCTTATATGATAATATAATCTATGACAATCTTCATCAAATTCCCAACCATGCTCATCAAGTTTTTCTCTTAAAACTTGATCCAATGGCGGAAGATTTCGACAATTACCTTGCTCATCTATTGCTGGTCCATGTACTACTGCTTGCTCATCAACTCTTGGAGCCACTCCATTATTTTGTGAACGTTGCCATGCGTAATAATGTGGGTTGTGGTTATTCTTTCCTTTAATGATTTCACCAGTGTTCCAAGAAAAGGATGTATGACATTCTACACACCACATATAGTCACACCCATCAATTTTTGAAATAAGTATACCACAGCTAGCATTAGGACATTGTTTAGTACTTTTCTTTAATAATTCTACAGTTTTCAAGTTATCTTCTTTACAACCATGCTCTTTCCTTTTGTATTTAGTTTTTTTAAGTTTTGATGACTTTTTTTTTACTTTACTTGGAGACTTGCTTTCTTCTTCAGATTCTTCATCTGAATCATTGTTGTTAAGATTGCTCATCTTTTCTTCTAATTCTTTAATGTCGTCATCACTATCATATTTATTACTTTCTTTTTTAGATTCTTTTTTAGTACAAGTTCTTTTTTTTTCTTCAGGTTCATCAACTACTTTTTCAATGATTTCGTAGCAGTGTCTGCATGTTAGATTGTCGCATATTCCGCAAATCCATTTATCATTCAGAAATCCTTTACAATCTTTATAAGAGCAGGCTTTAACAAGTTTTCTTTCTTTTTTATGATCTTTACTGTGTAGCCTGTTGTGCATATCCGTTAAGTTTTGTCTAAGTTTATGAATCTCGTCGTAAAGTTCTTTAACCTTGGTATTTATTTCAAAAGTTATCTCTGCAACTGCTTTTTCTGTTTGTCCTTTTTTAAGGATATACTCAGCATGTGGCTGGCTTTCTGGAAGAAGACTTTTCTCTTGTTGAAGAAGTATATCCATTCTACTATCCATATAGGTTTTATTGTACCATGCCTTAGAAGAAATATCGAGGAGAAATTCGGTTGATATCTCTTTTTTACAATTCATGCAAGAAGGAGCATTTGGAGAACCCATTAAGTAGGTTTTGAAGCAAGATAGACAACAAGAGTAGCTACAATTAGGACAGTCGACGGTGCATCTTGTCGTGTTATTTATATTTTCGCAACAAATTTGACAAGTTGCTTTTTCCTTTTTAGTGGATGATGCTGTTACAGAAGGTGTTGGTACAGAAGATGGAGTTGGGGAAGCAGAAACTGTTGATGTAGATTTAACAGGTGTTGCAACAGAAGGGGTGGGTTTTGATTTTGTAGACACTAGCGGGATAGATTTTTTAATTTTTAATGGTTGTTTATTTTCTGCTTCTTCACTATCATTTTCTTCATTAATATAAGTAGTAATAACTACGTCACTATCGCTATCACTGTCACTGTCACTATCACTTTCATCTGTAAAATCACTTTCTGCTTCTTCACTATCATTTTCTTCATTAATATAAGTAGTAATAACTACGTCACTATCGCTTTCACTTTCATCTGTAAAATCACTTTCACTAAAATCTACGTAATTTGTTTTGATAGTAACCTTAGGGATAGATGACGAAGTCGTAGTCGTCACGGTAGAGGTCTTAGTTGTTTTTTTATCAACGTTATTGATTTTTTTAGAAGACATTTTATTATGTGTTGGTAATAATAAGAAATTAATTAATAATTAAATCAATTATTTTTTAATAGTTATAAAATTAGAAAATAAAAAACTAAATAATAAAAAATGATAATAAATTTATTGTTAAAAATAATAATTTTTAACAATATAACCAATCTAATTTTTTCAACTTATTAATTGTTTTTCTCATCTTTGATTTCATCATCAACTGTATTATTTTTTATATCATTGTTGTAACTATTGATATTTTTTTGTATATCAACTTCTTTAAACATTTTACCTTGTAAAATTGATACATCATTATTCAAAATATGATTAACATCCTTATCGTTCTTTTGTTTAAATGTTTTATTGTTATCTTTTTGAATTTCATCATTTGCTTCATATATGATATCACTATCTTCACAGTTTCTACCATCTCTTAGATTATTTAGAAAATTTATAATATTTTTTCTAACAATAGGAAATCCATTAGCAGCCAAACCTAAATCTTTAAAAAATTTTACTTTTCTATTATATAATAATGCTAACGTGTCGTTTCTGTTATTGAACAACAATTGAGTTTTTTTGTTTTTACCTATTACAACAATTAAATCAGTGTTAATATTTGTTTCGTTTAACATTTTATCAAAGATATTTTGGGTTAATAAATCAATACCTCTTAAAACATTAAATTTAAAATTGTCATATGATGGAATTAATCTTCGTATACATCTTAACAACATTTTTTCTTTGTCAATTCTTTCCTTTTCGATAATTATTTCCTTATAAGTTTTATTTTCTGTTTTAATTTGATGATTTTGATCATTGTATTTCTTAATCTTTTCTTTATTTTGGTCAATATATTTATTTAAGTCTGAGTATTTTTCTTCTGGGTTATAAGATGATATGTCAACTATAGTAGTCATTTTGTTTATGTTGTTAATAATTAAATTAAAAATTAAATCAATTTTTTTTAATTAATAAAACAAACTAAATAATAAAATTTATTGTTAAAAATAATAATTTTTAACAATTTAATTTTCTTCGAATATAAGATTTACCTCTTTGTTTTCAACATCCTCATCCTCATCATCATCATCTTCATCCCCTTTTAATCTATTAAAAAAGTTTATAATATTTTGACGAGCAATATGTTCACCACTTTCATTCAGTCCTAAATCTTTAAAAAATGTTGCTTCGCCATTATATAAGATTGCTAAAGTTTCTTTTCTATCATTAAATAACCATTGTGTTTTGGTATTTTTACCAATTATAAAGATTAAATCTTCATTAGCGATTGTTTCATTTAAAAAAACATCATAAGTCTTTTGAGATAATTTAACACCTTTTAAAACATTAACATTAAAAGAATCTAAATATGTGGATATCAATCGTTTTGCGCATCTTAATAAAGCTTCTCCTCTATCACTTTTTAAGTCAGCTTCATTAGCTGTCTTTTTTTGTTTATCAGTTCTACCTTCTACTCTTAACTGACGATTACCAAGTAAAACTTCCTTATTATCTTGATAACGTTGATCATCGTATGCCTTTTTACTTCTTTTATATTCATCTGTTGAATGATGTTTTTTAAAATATGCAAGTCTTTCTTCCCTATGATCTGCATAGTATTGTTTATGTTCTGGACCTCTTGTTTTGTCATATTCTTTTTGATATGCTTTGATTTTTTCTTTATTTTTAAAAAGATATTCTTTTCTTTGTTCTTTAGTATCTTGTTCATATTCTTTACGAGTTCTTGTTGGTATAACTTTATTAACTGGAAAATCTTGTTCTTCAATCCAAAATCTTTCTCTTTCTAAAAGCTGATTTTCATTTTCACAAGGAAAATTTTCCAATAAAATTATTTCATATTCGCCTAAATCTATAATTTCTTTTGAAGAACAATATCTTTCTTCCTTTAAAGAATCTAATCTGTGTTCTTTTAAACGTTCATTAAGAGATCTTAAGGTGCTCCCAACATAAGTCAAGTCAGTATTATTACTACGGATAGCATATATTTTGGCTTTTGAATAATCGCCACTTCTTGCTTTTTTATCATTTTTAGAGATATTTGCCATTTTATAATTTGAAAATAAATATATAATAAAAAATAAAATCAATTTTTATTTTAGTTTAAAAAAATAATAAATAATAAATAATAAAAATTGATTTTATTTTTAGTTTTATAAATATTTCAAAAACATGTCAACCATTAAAAAACAATTAGATTCTGAACAAAAAGAACACGCAAAAGTTCAATCTACCGTTAAAGATAAAAATAGATCCCTTTTTCGAGCTGTAGAAAAATTATTAAATAGACAAGAAAATCTCAATGTTGCTATAAACACATATTTTGCTATTTATAATAATAGAAAACTTACTTCTACTATGTTAAATAATTTATTAAGTATGGCTAATACTTTAATTTTAATTTATAGAAACAACAATACTCTTTCTTTATTCAAAGATCAAAAGGAAAATATAACTTTAGCAATATTATTACATAATAATATAAATTTTTTTGAAGATAGAGAATATGTTAATAAACATAATCCAAAAGACATCAGTCATATTGTTGCATTTTGTAACAATTCAAATAATAATATGAATGTTATTCCATAATTTTCAATCAAATATGATTATTTTAAATATTTTATCCTCTTTATTTCTTATTATAAAAACATGTTTTTATAATACAAGTTATTGTAATAACATTATTTCTTTACATATTGTAATACCATCCTATTGATATTTTTAATGTTAAAATTAGGTTTATTACATACTTTACATTTTGTATTGTTTAATAAATTATTTACTAACAATCATTTTTGTTTTAATACTCATAGAATTTAATTCCATTATTAATAATTTTGTTGCATAAGGTATATTAACCAAACTAACATCTGTACTTTTACACACTAAACATTGTCCTGGTATGCAAAATATACCACACTTGTTACACACATTAATTCTAAACAAATCCGACATTTTAAACAATCTTTCATTTAAAAAACTTGACATACCTGAAACTATGCTTGCATCGCGTTCCATTTCCCCGTAGCGAAGACCGCCCCCGCGGGCACGACCGTCCACTGGTTGTCTAATCAATCCAGTTCTCGGTCCTGTTGCTCGAGCATGTATCTTATCATCAACCATATGTTTAAGTCTTTGATAAGGACACACTCCTATAAAGATTTCAGCATCTATTATTTCTCCTGACATCCCATTAATCATAATCTCATTACCCCTTCTTTCATAGTGATTTTTCACAAGCACATCTCCCACAATCTCCGGAATCCTATCAGAATTATCACGAAAAGGTGTGCTATCTCCATAACATCCTTCTAGACAACATGCTTTTCCTAACAACATATCGATAAGTTGATTTATTGTCATTCTTGACACTATACAATGCGGATTTATAATAATATCCGGAATTATTCCATCTTTCATTGTAAAAGGCATGTCTTCTGGTGCAAATATCATTCCACACGTCCCTTTTTGACCAACTGTACTACAGAATTTATCACCCACTTTTGGAATTCTTGTATTTCTCATAGTTATTCTTATAACTCTGAACCCCCCTGGATTTATAAACGATATAATTCTATCTACATATCCCTCCTCTCCAGTTTTTACAACCATCGAACAATCAGTTTTTGTTTCCTTCCCTTCTTTATCTGTTTTAGTGGTTGTTAATGCTACTAGTACATCCCCCGCAACAACATTAGATCCCTTTTTTACAATACCTTCCTTATCAATGAATCTGTAATTTGCATCCTGTCTTCTCAATTTTATAGGCGATATTTCTATCTTTTCAGTAGAATTACGTTTCTTTTCTTCATATGTTATTGTTCTATATGCTGAAAGTACAAACATCCCTCTATCAATAGCAGCTTTATTTATTAAAATAGAATCTTCTTGATTATATCCAGTATAACACATAATAGCAACCACTGCATTTATTATAGAAGAGAGTTCATTAAAACCCAATATATTATTATATTCTGTTGTCACTATTCTTTTTTGAACATAATTCATCGAATATAATATCGTATCAGTTCTAGACAAATGCGAGAAACATGGAAAACCTATTGCCTGTTTACCCATACTAGAATAATATCCATTTCTGGGAGAATTGTGGACTAGAAAACTTTCACCACATATAAAACTTTGATTAGTTGATTCAATTGTTATATCAGATATCATCATATTTTCTACTTGTGTTATTGATTCTAACGGGATGAATATATTTGTACATGCTGTTCTTACTAAAACCAACCATTCGGTATAAGATATCGGTTTTTTGTTAATAACAACATATTCTTTGAAGCTTTTTAGATACCTAAAATATTCTACTTTTGCACCCTGATAAGCAGCTTTTTTATAATTATAACGATATCCAATAAAATCAGTGATATAAGTTAATTTTTCTTCAGTGCCATCAGATATTGAAAAAGTACAATATAACTTATCAGATTCTGATTCAGGTTTAATATAAGTAACATTATATAATTCTAAATTAAAATGGTTTAATATTTTTTTTATACCTGCTAATAACTTTTTAAAAGAATTTATATACTTTAGTTTTATCTTTTTTTCAAACACATTATCAAGAATTAATGTTGTATTTCCCAGAAACCCAGCCAAAAACTCTCTTTTTACCATATCAGATCCCTCAAAAATCCAATTTCCTATTACATGGTACTCTTCTTCACTGTTAATAACATTATTATTATTATTATTAGATTCCTTATTTTCTTCTTCATTGGTTTCAATGTGGATTGATTCAGAATTGTTTTGTTTTATTTTATGCTTTTCAACACTTTTTTCATAATCTTTAATCCCTAGTAACTTTAATAAATTAAACAACTCCTTTGATAAATACACTATATAAATTGTTTCTTCGTTTTTATCAAATCGTACAATTTGTACTTTATCTAAATTATACCCAATTTGTTCCAGATCATATTTAAATATTTCAGCATCATACATTGTTGAAAAATATACACATAAGTTGTATACGTTGGTATTAGCATGTTCATCATTCATATAATATACTCTTATATTAAAAAGACTATATCCAAATACTCTCGCAAGTATAAACAAATCTGGTGAATTTGAATGAAGATAATCCGCCACTTTAAAAAATGTACATTGTGTTGAAACCGGTTTTGGTTCTAATGAAATACCTATCAGTGATGTTTCTATATTCAAATTTTCTACTCTTTCCCAACCTTCACTTGTCATAAATTTATGATCAAATGTTGCAATTATTTTTCTACCGCTTACCGTATTAAGTTGAAACATTGGTTTCTCAGTACTATTTGTATACGTGTATGTTACTTTAGAAAAAGATTGCTCTTGTGTATCAGGGTCAAATGTAATAACCTTGTCACCCAAAATGACATCTTTAATTTTTTTATAAGTTCCGTCAAACATTAACACATTCTCTTCAGAATAAATACATTGACTATGTTCAGGAAATGGGATAGTAGCTGCCATAATTCCATTAATTAAAGTTGGTGATATTTCGCACAAGTCGCTATTCATTTTTTCTATCTCTCTTGGATCCATTGCTATAACCATTTCATTTAGTTCTGAACAATCAAAGTATTGTACATAATTATTTTCTATGAGATAATCCCAGTCTGTTGAAGTAGTTTTTAATAAATTTAATTTTTTGTCAGAAACAGTGAATAATGGTCTTATTAAGCGTCCTTCATCAGATAGAATAAATATAATATTATCATTGCTTTCATAAGAGATAGAAATTTTTTTATCATATTTATATCTTTTTCTAATATTTCTTAAAATTTTTACAGTGTTTAATGGATCTTCCGTAAAACCTATTATACGTCCATTAATAAAAATTTTAGTGGAGAAATAATTAATATTTTTAACATCATTTATATAAACTATACTTTTAATATTCTTAAACAATTCTCTAACTATATATGTTGGTACTGCTTGAGTAATTTGAGCAGATATTGCTAAATTCAATACTGTCCCTGATGTAACTCCTTCTGGAGTTTCTGAAGGACATATAAAAAAGGGCTGAGATGGATGATATTGACGCATTTTAGTAATCTTTGACTCCTTTGAAGTAGGTAAAACAATACGTCTAAGATGTGATATAAAAGACATTTGATTCATTCTGTTGGCTACTTGACTAACACCAATTTTCATATAAGCACTTTTTGAAGCACTCCAATTTCCTGTTGAACAAGCACTTCTCATTCCTTGAGTGATACTATTAAGTCTAGAAATAATGTTAAGAACGTTCATTGTTTGTTTTTTCTTTTCTAGTTGGAGTTCAATATTTTTTGAAAATCTTTTGAATAATGTACCAAATAATTCACACATTAAACTTCCTGCAGTATCTATTCTTTTATTAATATAATGATCTCTATCATCAGGCATTCGTAATCCAACAGCTGTAGAAAGAAGTTTATTAATCATATAACCTAAAAAAATACCTTTTTCTATAAGAGTCGCAGTAACACCAAGATGAGGAAATAAATCCGTATCAAGAATTTGCGAAGCATAATCTCTACGTTCAGATTCTTTTATGGTATGAATTGCATAAGTGCCAATATGAAATAATGCTTTCTCTTTTGTATTAGCAAAAAAAGAATCTCTGAGTAGTAATTTAAGGTATCTAGAAATTTTTTTACAAGGATTTTGAAAGCCGATAAAGGAAAGTATATCTAATTCTTTAAAACCCATGGCTTTGAATATTACGCCACAATTAATATCACTTTTGACATGTGGAAGAGTGAATGTCATTGTTCTATCATCACTACCTAAATTAGCAACTACAAAAGCTGAGTGTTTAGTTTCTGCAGACATAGATCTAATCTCTGCAGTAAATCTATATTTCTCAGAATCCTTGTTTCTTAGAACAATGACTTGATCGTAAGTTCCACGTACTTGAGAACATAAAACTCTTTCATTACCCTTGATTATAAAATAACCAGAAGGATCACTTTCACACTCCTGTTTAGGTATTAATTCACTTGGCGTACATTTTGATAAATGACATAAACAAGACTTGAGCATAATGGGAGTGCGACCTATTAAAATCCTTTTATGTCTAGTTTCCTCGGTTTCTTCCCCATCATTTTCTAAAATTTCTGTAATATCTACATAAATAGGAGAGTCGTAGAACAGGTTTTTAACACGAGCTTCAGAAGGAAAGACGTCATGAACTGATCTATCTTCGTTTATTATTGAGGGTTTTGGAATGTATACCTGTCCAAATTTTACTGTATATTTCTGCCCTTTTTTTACCGAAACAATTATATCGGGTTCATCAGAAATTATCTTCTGTATACCCTGATTTATATAATAATTAAAAGAGTCAATCTGATGTGAAACAAGACCAATTGTTTTATGATGACTTTCTAATATTTTTTTGAGTTGTATTTGGTAAGAATCTGTGACTTCTTGAAAAGCTGAAGGTTTTAATATTTTATTAAGTTTTTTAACAGAATAATGTTCTGGTATAATATCCTGATCCTGATGATTTTGTAAATTGTTTTTGAAAAAAGATTTATAATTTGTAAAAATATTATTGTTTATCATTGTTAGGTTATTGAAAAATCTGTTTAAATAAAATAAAAAATCAATTTTTTATTTTATAATATTATTTAAAGAAAATTAAAAAGACTTAATAAATAATGGATAATTATTTCACAATATGATATCAATGATATTAAAAAATTAAAGAAAATTTTATAAAAACTAAAACTAAAATTAATAATTGATTTTAATAAAATTATAAAAGATTTTATTAAATATTATAATGGCTCTACTTATTAATCAACTTAATAAAAAACAAAAAGAGGCATTTGATCTAATGGCAACAGGAAAAAATATATTTCTCAGTGGTGTCGCAGGTGCAGGTAAGTCACATCTTATCAAAGTATTTTTTAATATATATTGTAAAGAAAGAGTCATTGGTGTGACATCGACAACAGGTACTTCAGCACTTTTAATAAAAGGTACTACAATGCATTCATATCTTGGTATTGGTTTAGGGCAAGGGTCAGCATTAACTTTATTAAGTAATGTGAAAAAGAATAACAGAGCATTTGAAAGATGGAAGAAACTAAATACATTGATCATTGATGAAGTATCTATGCTGCCATTCGACCTCTTCGATAAGCTCGATTATATAGCAAGATCAATTAGGAACCCAAACCTACCATTTGGCGGTATTTCCTTAATACTTTGTGGAGATCTTTTACAATTACCGCCAATTAATACTGATGGATACTTTTGTTTTCATGCTAAATCATGGCATAAATGTATTGAATACTATATCGTACTTGAAGAAAGTATGAGACAACAAGATCCTGTATTTCAAGACTGTTTACTAGATGTAAGAAATGGAGTAATTTCTCCACAAACTAAAAAAATATTAGAAGCAAGAATTGGTGTTCCATTGTTAAATGATTATGGAATTCTTCCTACAAGATTATTTGCTCTTAATAGGTCAGTCGATGAAATTAATGAACAGGAGTTGGATAAACTTGCAGAGGATGGTGCAGAGTTTTATGAATATGACATGGTTGTATCATATTTTAAATCCTTACCTATAAAAGTCATTGAAAATTTTAAAAAAAATTGTATTGCCGCTGAAAAACTTTCTTTATGTATTGGTGCCCAGGTAATGTTAATAAAGAATCTAGATCTTGAAAGAGGGCTTGCGAATGGCTCTCGCGGAGTGGTTACCTCATTTGTTGCTGGTATTCCAAAAGTTAAATTTCTTAATGGGGAAGAGGAAATTGTTGATTATAATTCATGGGATTTAATGGATGATGATATAATAGTTGCCTCGATAAAACAAATAAGTCTAAAAGTAAGTTATGCATTAACTATACATAAATCACAAGGTTGTACACTTGATTTAGTTGAAGTAGATTTATCTGATATGTTTGGATATTCTCAAGCATATGTTGCGTTAAGTAGAGTAACAGAATTAAAAGGGTTAAGTATAGTCAGTATAGATTGGGAAAAAATAAAACCATCACCTTATGCTAAAGAATTTTATGATAAGATAGCAAAAAATACAGAAGATAATAAAAATAAAGACTTTATTCCTGCTGTGCAAGAGGTTGAAAAGCGCTTGTAAAATAAATAATTTTTAGTTGCTGTTAATTTTTAGTTGCTGTTAATTTTTAATAATATATTAAAAATTTATTTTTTATTATTTTGCATAAATTCATCTACAAATTTTTGATTATATTCAATATCTCCTGAATCACATATATCGCATCCGGCTTCATATTTATTTGCATGCATCATCTTTTGATGCATTTTTAATAATATTGTATCAATAATAATATTTCTAATATTTCCTTTATTTCTTTTACCGATTGACAGACTATGATATTCAACATGATCTTTAAAGGTTTCAAAATCTGTGCTATTGATATCAAATAATCTTAATGTGGTATCTTCATTAAATTCTTCTAAATGTATAAAGGCATCTAATGCTATTTTATCTTGTCTAAAAATGAAATTAATATCTTTTAATTTTTTTTCTTTTATATTACCATGTCTAATAGCATATTTTATAATCGTGTCAGGGTATTTTTCTTTAAACCATAAAATCAGCGACATTTTCTTGTTTGAAATCAAGTTATAATTTTGCCATTTACATTATACTGAAATTATCATATACATATTGCATCTTTTCTATATCTTTGATTTTTGTTGACATTTTGTTAAAGTTAATAAGTTAATAAATTATAAAATCAATTATTTTTTATTATTAGTTTCTAAAATAAATTTTTAAGTTTACAAATTGTTTTATTTTATTATTTCTGCTTCGCTTGCCTACTGGCTAAAACTAATTTATAATTTTTTAGTTATTTTAATAACATGAAATATATTTCTTTTACTTGCTTTACCTCCTATAACATTAGGATTATAAATCCATTCCATACATTGTTTATTTTTCAAACATCTTTTAAAAATCCAGAACCTTAAATTTTTTTTAACCCAATTCTGTAACACTTTTATTTTTTTTAAATTAGAACTATATTTTTCATTATTACGATGATTTAACCACCTACACCCGTGAGATTCTATATTAGTAATCTTAAAAGATATGTCTATAAGATTTGTACAGCCTGAACAAATAAGTGCATTGAGTTTAATAAAAGTATCAGAAATTTTTATTAAACTTGTACAACCGAAACAATCAAGTTCTGTCAGATTAGTAAAAGAAATAGGTATATTCACAAGATCTGTACAACCTGAACAATTAAGAGCAGTAAGATTAATAAGAGTATTAGGTAAATATAATAGATCAACACATTTTGTACAATAAAGTGCTATAAGATTTATAAAAGTGTTGGGTATTTCAGTAATATTTGTACAAGAAAGTAAGGTAAGGTTAATAAGTGTGTCTGGTAATTTTTTAAGATTACTAGAATAATAGGAAGTAAATAATCTAAGGTTTATAAAAGTGTCTGGGATCTTTGTAAGACTTGTGCAATAAGAACAATCAAGTTTATCAAGATTTATATAAGTTGCAGGTAATTCTAAAAGATTTGTGCAACCAATGCAATAAAGTATTGTAAGATCTATAAAAGTATCAGGAAGATAAGAAAGATTTGTGCAACTAGAGCAATCAAGATGTGTGAGATTGATAAGAGTATTTGGTAATTCAAAAAAATTTGTATAATTACAATCAAGTATTGTGAGATTGGTAAATGTAGTATTGAAAATATTTTTTAATAAATGAATCAAGTTATTGCATTCACACCAATTAATTATTAATAGATCGCCATGTTTCATAACATTAGAGGTATATTTATATTCTGGTAATTGTGTTAATTTAATGTATTTAGGATAATTAGACAAAGTGTTGGACAAAGTGTTGGACATCTGATTAAAATTTAATTAATTTTATTAATTAAATTCAATTATAATTTTATCTTACTTTATGGATACGCTTTTAACTTTGATTTTCATAATAATATGTTTACTTATTTATTTATACTTCTCATGATTAAGAGTTTGCTCACTTTACCACCTATCCTATCAGGATCATAAATCCATTTCACACCCTCTTCACTTTTTATCCATCTTTTAAAAACTAGATATTTAAAATTTTTTCTGAACCAATGTTGCAAGACCTTTAATTTTTTTATATTATTATCATATTGTTCATTATCTTGAAATTTATTTCTTAATTTTATCCAAGGAGAATCAAAATATCTAGTTTCTATATATCTTAAAGGGGTTTTAATAAGATTAACACACCCTATACAACTTATGAAATCTAAGTTAGAAAAAATATCTGGTATTTCTGTTATGTTTGGACAATATTCACATATCAATGATTTAAGATTAGGTAAATTAGGTAATTTATTTATATTTTCGCAATGACTAAAATTTATATAAATAATTGATGGTATATTAGGCAATTCTGTTAATTTAATACATCTACTGCAATAAAGGTCTAAAAGATTATACAAGGTATTTGATATACTTTCGAGATTAATACAATTACCACAATGTAATTTTTTAAGTTTATAAAAAGCATGTCCTATTTTTTTAATACCGCTATTAGCGCAATAAAGTTCTACAAGATTAGACAATTTAGGTAAATTTGTTAGAGCTATACAACCTGTGCATAATAATTCTTCAAGTTTATAATTTATGTTATGATCATGTACATTAAATATTTCTGTCAAGTTCGTACATTCTGTACATTCTATAAAAATGATATTTACACATGAAGATATTTTTGTAAGGTTTGTACAAAGATTACAATATAATTTTTTAAGATTTGGTAAGATTGGTATAATAGTTATAGAGGTACGAGAACAATTAAGATATTCTAGGTTATTATATCTAGGTATAAATGATATACTTATACAGTTATGACATCCAAGATGTATAAGATTTGTACAAATTATAGGAAGTTTAGTGATACCAGAATTATAACATGCTAATCTTGTTATATTTTTATAAAAACTAGGTATTTTTGTTACCTTGTCGCAATAATAACAATCAATTGATATTACATCTTTGATAAATTTTTTTTCACATATTATACACATTTTAATTTATCAAAAAATAAATAAAATTTATTCAATTATTTTAAAAGTATGTTTGTTATTTCTATTATTTAGAAACTAATTAACAGCGTGGAACTTGAGTTTAGAAATTGTTTTATATTTTGTTTTGTAAGTTTACTTCGTTCAATCGAAAATCAATTGAACGAAGTAAACTTACAAAACATATTTTTTTCTTATTTCTATTTTTAGTTTTTATTATTTTAGAAACTAATTATAAGTTTAGAAATTGTTTTTATATTTTTATTATTTTAGAAACTAATTATAAGTTTAGAAATTGTTTTTATATTTTTATTATTTTAGAAACTAATTATAAGTTTAGAAAATATTTTTATATTTTGTATCAATTGATTTTCGATTGACATAAACATATTTTTTCTTATTTCTATTTTTTAGTTTTTATATTTTTATTATTTTAGAAACTAATTATAAGTTTAGAAATTGTTTTTATATTTTTATATTTTGTATCAATTGATTTTCGATTGACACAAAACATATTTTTCTTATTTCTATTTTTAGTTTTTATTTTAGAAACTAATTATATTTTTATATTTTGTAACAATTGATTTTCGATTGACACAAAACATATTTTTTTCTTATTTCTATTTTTAGTTTTTATTTTAAAAACTAATTAACAGCGTAGCGAAGCAAGTAACTTAAGTTTAGAAATTGTTTTATTTTTATTTAAAGAATACTTTTAACAAAGTAATATAAATTAATGAAAAATCTAACAATAAAAGTTGGAGACTTAAAAAAAATATGCGAACTATACAAGGATGACGACATTATAAAAAAATTATTAACAGAAATACCTTCAAGCGTAAATTATTCTGTATGTTATTCGTATAAATTTAAAAGATCTTTTCCTTTTTTCAGAAGAGAATATAGTGTTAAACAAATATTAGATAAATATATTAAAACAGAGTTAACATTTGAAAGTCATATAATGCTAAAAAATATATTATATGATTGTAACTTTGAAATAACAGAGGAAATATATGATATGATAATAGTTTATATTCTTAAAGAAAAAGATAAATATTTATTTAATATCATAAAAATCAATCAATAAATTAATGTCGAATAATAAAATAAATATGTACTGTGGCAACATTCTACACAAAATAGAAGAGGATGATGTCACAAATAATAGCAATAACAATTCAAGAAATAATGATACAGATGATTTCATTGAAGAATATGATACAGACGAGGAAGATATTATTAATTCTATTGTTAAAGAAGAAAATACAAAAGAAAACATGAAGGAAACTATGCAAGCTATAGAAGAGATTGGGAATAAATGGACAAATGCAATAAATAAGTTACAATTAAAAAATGATGTATTGCAAAGCAAAGTACAAAGAGCATATGAGGCAATAAACATTTTAAATAAGACTACAACAAATGATGCCGAACATACTACTCTTAACGATACAATAATGTTGAATAATAAGTTAAAAAGTATGGATGCTAAGCTTGATAATATATTAAAAATTATTGAAAAAATGAGCAATCATATAGATTTTGTAGAAACTACCTATGATTCATTCAAAGCACCGTTAAATTGGATAAAAAACACGGTAGATAGTTTTGGTGCTAATACTATACCAACTATTAATAAATAGTTTATATATTTATTAAAAATAATATTATTTTTAATAAATGAATTCAGCGACACATAATTTTATACTAAAACAACAATTAAGAGAAGATATTAAATCTATTATTCATAACAATAAATGTAATATAGACAAATTTTTAACAAACGTAAATGTAATTCCTTATAAAGAAGATAAGGAAAATCAATCAAATACTATTATTATATTTGCAAATATATTATTACCTATTGAATTAGCTAAAAAATACATATCATTAAATAAAGCAATAGTTATAAAATGTTCTTTCGAAGACCAATTGGTTAATAACTTAGAAGTAGAAACTGCTGTATATGAAAATATAATAGATAAATTGGTTTCTAATAACAATTGTCCGTTTTTAATAAATTTTTATGGAGCCTATAAATGTAATATAGGTAATAATACGTTATTCAATAATGTTTTAATAAAAGATGAGATCAATAAATATATAAAAGCATATGCAACTAAGAAAAATAATTTAAATTTATTATTTTTAGAAAGATCATATGATAAAACATTTTATGGATTTGATTTCACACAAATTCATGAATTTAATGATTACATCTCTATAATTTTTCAATTACTATATACTTTAACATGTTTCGAAAGAGAAAATGTTAGACATAATGACTTACATGGAAATAATATTTTTATTAAAGAATTAGATGAATATGTTGACTTATATTTTCAACCTAGTTCAGAAGATGTGTATATAAAAATAAAAACAAAATATATAGTTGATCTATATGATTTTGATAGAGCTACAGTTAGATATAATTTAAGCATACCAAGAAATAATTTTTTAGATGATTTTTATTGCAAAAATTATGGCACATGTAATTTGTTGAATAATAAATATGATTTGTTTACCATTATCTTTAATATTAAAGAAAGTATGATTCCAAGAATGACAGACAAAAAATCAGCAAATATTATATCATCGTTTATTGATTTAATTGTCGATCCTATTTTTTATAATAAAAATACTAGGGTTGATGTTAATGGAGAAATTACAATACGTAATTTATTGGCAGTAGATGTATATCCAACAGATAAAGAGTTAATGTTGCCTTCTGATGCTTTAAATTTTTTAGTAAATAAAGATTTTGGTATTAAAACAAGTTTTGAAATATATGACGTCAAACCATCTATAAATAATTCTTTAATTTTTTATACACCTAAAGTAATTGAGAAACATCATTGGTATCCTGTTTCTATGGAAACGCATAAACCATTGTTTAATGAAAACATTGATCTTGTAAATGTAATAGATCCAAAAATTATTATAGATGCATTAACATTTGTATCAAAAGATACTAATTATGGTGAATATCTCTACCATTGGTCGAACGAAATGATACAAATAAATTATCTTGAAACATGGGCAATAAATTTAAAAAAAATAATAATAGAATTTTTAAAAATAAAAAATATACGTCACGTATATTCCATACCATATGTAGTAGCATTTATAATAATAACATGCCCAGTTTATTATACATTAAAATCATCAAGAGAAACAATATTAGGATCTATTGATGATTATTTTAGAAATTCTTTTTATGATGAAAATGAGTTAGATCTAAGTATATTACCATCTTTAGAAGAATTGATAGATGATATATGGAATACATTTAATAATAGATTACCAATAGAATTACCGATTGTGTAAATTGTTTTTAACAAACTAATTCTAGAAAATATTTTATGTTTTTCTAAACTAATTAACAGCATAAACTTACGTTTAGAAAAATTTATTGTTTACTTCATTTGTCCTTGAGTTATTTTATCGAATAACTTTGCTTGATCACTTTGTTTCAGGTTCTTAACAGATTCTATAAGTTTCTCTTTGTCGATACCTAACTCTTTAAAGGTATTATCAAAAATAGATTGTTGAATTATTTTTGGTTTTCGTGAAATTTGCTTCTGTTGTAACTTAGTTTGTAATTTATTTTTCAAACGTATTTTTAGCTCTTCCTTTGTTTCTATTTTTATAGGTTTTTCTTGAGTGATTACTGGGGTAGTTGGATGGGTATTATTTTCAAGAGGTTGAATAGTTGAGTTGTCAACGAGATTGTTATTTAATTCTATTTTTGGTTGTGAAGTGATGGTGATATCTTTTGTATTGTTATTAGAAGTTTTTATCATTTTATAAATACTATTTATGTTTTTAAATAGATATTTAATTTATGTTTGTTTTATTCTTTTGATCTATGTTCGTCATGGAATTTTGAACATTTGGATGATGTGTCTCTAATTTAATTGCCATACACTTAATAAATTCATTGTCAAATCTTAATAAATTAGCGGCATCTATTATTTTTGTATAAAAAAGTGCTCCTTGGTCTCTATCACTATATATCAAATCTTTATCTAGTTTATCATAAAAATTAATTAATAATTTTTCTTTTGTATCTTTTGTGGCTTCTTCCAATAAATTTATTAATCTTTCTAATTTACGATCTATAGCAATGTTGCCATTATATAGATAACCAAATCTTTTTCTATCATAATCAAAACATAAATATTTATATGTTCCATATTCATCTTTTAATAAAAAATTTATACAGTCATCTATTAATTCATCTTTTGATTTTTGAAAAACATTTTCATTAAATACAAGTGTTATTTTATCTATGCTAAGATTTATAGGATCTAGTGAAAAATATTTAAGCTTATTTGACTTATTTATTCTAATATTATTTACTTTATTATTTTGTGGATTAGAATTTTTCATATCACTAATTATATCTTCAAGCATATTTATTTTTTCTAATAACAATTTTGTATTATTTTCATGATATTTTATTTGTATCATATAAGTCTTGCGTGAATAACGATTAACATTTTCTGTCGTTTTTAATAATTTTATGTGCTTGTCATTATTGTTACTGTTTAATTTTTTATTAAACTCTGATTCTTGTTCTGATAATTTTTTATTAAACTCTGATTCTTGTTCTGATAATTTTTTATTAAATTCTGATTCTTGTTCTGATAATTTTTTATTAAATTCTAATTCTTGATTGGATAAATTTTTTTTTACACATATATTTAAATGATTATTTAAATGATGTTTTCTAGTAAATATTACTTTACGATAAGTACATTCAAATTTATTAGATATTTTATTCTCTTTTTCTTTAGTATTACTATTTTTTTCTTCTATTTCATTGTTTTCTTTTTTATCATTATCTCTTAATTTAATACAGTATTTTGCAGATTTTTCATGAACATGTAAATTATTTTCGTTAGAAAATTTATTATTACAATAAACGCAATTTATTTCGCTCATTTAAATGTTTAATATCTGTTTTTAAATTGATTTATTTATAAATTTAAAAACAGATATTATAAACATATAATACTAATGTCTAAAAAAGCAGAATGGACTATTATGAATAATTGTTTCAAAAATAAAAATTTTTTAGTTACTTCTAAAGAAGAAGATTATAATAGCTTTTTTTCATTAGTAAATGTTACTTGTCCTAATAAGCATAACATAACTGTAACTTTTATTAATTTTTTTAAAGCTAATAATGGTTGTTTGGATTGTGTAAAAGAATTACCAAGAGATAAACAATCATCAGGTGAAAAACTAATTTTTTCTTTTTTACAAGAAAATAAGGATTTTAATGTCGACCAAGAAAAAAGGTTCTTGGATTCTGATGTTTCTAATAGAAGATATGATTTTTATGTGTCATCAAAAGATAATTTGTTTAAACCATTTGTGATAGAATATGACGGTAGACAACATTTTACATACATAGAATATTTTCATAAAACAGAAGAAAATTTTAAGGAAAAACAAGAAATAGATATTGTAAAAACAGATTATTGTATAAATAATGAAATACCTATTATTAGGTTATCGTATAATTATTTTGATAATTTAACAATAGATAACTTTAATGATATTATACAAAATTTTATCAAAAATGATAATATATTTTTGTTTCTTCCACAGGAAGATTATGCATCTGAAATAAAAAGATTATCTTAATCTTATTTCTTAATACTTATTTAAAGATTCTTAAATATTAAGAAATAATATTATGTCAACTATTAATGAAGAAACCCTTAGTGTAAATGAAGCAAAAAGTAACGAATCAGCTTCTGTTACTCGATCATCAAATCCTTCTGGATGTATTGCAAGAATTGTTCAAGAAACCTGCAATAATTCTTGTACCAATTCTTGCTCATCAACTGATACAATAACTTGTGCAAAATCTTCTCCATCTGAAACTGTCCAAAAAACAGATGAAACAACTAACACAATTATTTCTGAAAGTTCTTTAACCACTCCATGGGATAGAGACCTTACTAATAAATGGAAACCAAACCAATTTGTTGAACCTTTAACACTTTCAGAATTAAAGGAAGCTACTGAAGAACTCACAGATAAAGCCTTTATCAATAAATTTCCAAAGGTTGATAGAACTTACGCCGATCCTCCTATTAACCACCAAAGATATGGTTTGATATCTTTTGTTCCTAGCAAAGGCTCAAAACCAGATGAACATGGGGTATATGGTTTTGCAAAAGTACGTGGTGTTTATGATACAGAAATAGAAACAGAACAAAGAAGTGAATACATTATCAAAAATGTTGATTCATTTCACAAGATGCACTATTTTTATGTAGGAAGACCTTTTCCAATAACATTGTCATCAAAATATTCTGCGGAAGTTTCTGAAATAGATATAAGGAAACAAACTACTGATGCAATAAGTACTAGTATCAAAAGAAAAACACAAGAAGATAAAAAGGAAATGGATGAAATTAATGAAAGAGAAGCAAAACTTAAACAAGATCACCATAGGGCTCTTAATGATATCCCAGAAGATGATTATGAAACATATATTACACTTAGAGTAAAAAAGGCTCAGCTTATTTGGACATATCTTGAACATCAGAAAAAACAAGCAGAAATTAAAGAAATCTTAATAAAGACTAGAAAAGATATCGAGGCACTAGATGGTAAATTCCCAGATTATCAAAATTCTTATTTTGATAAATATAAAGAAGCAAGAGTTAAGGCAGGGTTAAAGGAAAGTGATGAAGATACACAAAGTAACTTTATGAAATTTTTGATTGAAGATGTAAATTTAGGTTTCTAAAAAAAGTTAAAAATTTGTTTAATTTTTGGAGATATTTGTGATTGTATAATCCGTTATGTATTTTTTACATCTATTTTTCAAGTTTATGAAAAATAAAGGATTTGTTAAAGAAAATCTATATCTTAAAAATTTAAATGTATTAGTAGCAATAACAACGCCTAATTCATCGCTATTTTTAGAATTTATGTATTCAATATCATTTTTAATTTCTGTCATTATTTTAATAAAATCTGGTAAAATTATTGCTTTGTAATTTATTATTTGATTGGTAATATCATCAATTGTTAATAAACTATCTATAATATTTATACCACTGTCTTCACTACAATCATAATAATCATAATCAGATATTTGACAATATTTTTCAACCTGATATCGATGTCCGTCAAAAGATAATAAATTTATAGAAAAATCATTAACTGTAAAATAATCGGATACAACAATATCTACCTTTATTTGATATTTATCAATAAATAATATGTAGCTATAAACATTAAAAGGACAATAAATACATTCATTTAATTTTATAAAAGTAATGTCTAAGATTTTTATTATACTTAAAAAATTATCTTTTTGTTTTATAGTTGTGAACCATATATCTATATCATTAAAATCAATATATGTTTTAAAATAATTATTATCGATTTAAAATAATTATTATCGATAATTGTTTCAATGGTTGGAAAAATTTTAATTTTTTTTTCTAAAGGAATTAGGTAATCTCTAAGATACCCTCCAAATATTTTACCGTCTAATAAAAATACTATGTTTAGTATTTTAGAGATGCTTTTTTGACAATTTTCTAAGGATATATTATTATTTTGCATGTTATAAATGAGAGACATATTAATAGTTTTAATTTCTTAAAAAATTTTTAAGAAATCAATTAATATTTTTTGTTATTATGGCTTGCGTAATTGCAAACTCATTATGCCTTGCATAATGTTATGCTCTTTAGTATGCTACGCTCATTATGCTTTGCATAATGTTATGTTTACTAACTTTACCACCTATTCTAGAAGGATCATAAAGCCATTTCATACCATCTTCAGATTTAATCCATCTTTTGAAAATCCAGTAACGTATGTTTTTTCTGAACCAATTCTGCAAGACTTTCAACGATTGTATATTGCTATTATAGTTCCTATCTAATTTTATCCAAGGATTATGATTTTTATTGTATGTACAGAAGATTTCATTACGTATATCTTTACTATATGATTTTATTTCTGTAAGAAATCTACAACCTATTATTGAAATTGTGTGTATTGTTGGTATATGGCCTATTGTAGTCAAATTAACACAATATCTACAACGCAAAAGCCTTAATTTAGGTAAATCAGGAATCTCTGCGATACTGGTGCAATTTATACAATCAAGGTATCCAAGATTTGTATAACTTGGTATATATACAAGACTTGGACAATATTCACAAAGAAGAGTATCAAGATTGCTATTCATAACCTGTGGAAAGCTCGGTAAACGTGTAATTTCTGTACAATAAGAAACATTAAGATATGATAAATTAATAAGAGTGCTTGGTAGATCTATAATTTTGGTACAAATACTGATATCTAGATATGTGAGATTTATTAAAGTATCCGGAATCTGTGTTATGTTACAATTTGAACAATTAAGAGTTTTAAGATTTATTAAAGTATCAGGTATATGTGTCAGTTTATCACAATTATGACAGTTGATATTATCAAGATTAATCAATGTATCTGATATTGTTTCAAGATTGAGGCAATAATAACAAAGTAGTTGTTTAAGATTAGGCATGAAATCTAAGATTGTTATACTGCTACAATTTGAGCAATCTAATGTATGAAGATTGGTCATATTTTTTGTAAAAAGTGTAGTAATGTTTGGACAATCGCCACAAAATAGTGTTTCAAGTGTTTGAGAATTATGTATGTGTTTTAAACTAGGACAATTATGGCACTTAATAGATGTAACATTTTTGGAATATGGTATGGTTTCTAATTTTGATGAAAATTGACAATTTAGTTCTAAAAATTTATCAAATTGTCGAGGTATTTTAACAAGGTCTTTACATTGTATATTTATATATGTATAAGAATAATTTGCTTTTTTTCTGCAAATGATACACATGTTTGGAAAAAGAAGATATTTAAAATAATTTTTAAAAAATATTTTAAAATCAATTTTATTTATTAGTTTTTAAAATTGTTATAGTTCAAAATATAACAATTTTGAAAATTCATTGGTATATATTGTTAAAAATATTTTAGCATCTATACTAAAATATTTTACGTTTATCCGCATCTAAAAACTAATAAATAAAATAGTATAAAAAGTTTTCTCGTATAAAGTGATCTTTTTTATAGGTGTATTATTTTTATTTTATTAAAGTTTTTGTTTTTTAAAACTTTGAATAGTATAATTTTGTTCATATTTTTTGCATCTAACACACATTAAATTAATAAAAAGAGAATCATACGTAGAATATATTGTATATATGTCATTTTTATTTTTTGAAATCTGTTGGAAATCTGGTAACATTATTGATGTATTGTCTATAATTTGTTTCATAATATCATGAACAGATAATTGTATATCACATGGTTTAGCATCAACGATATTTAAAATCTCACAGTATTTTTCAACCTGTAATTGTCTACCATCATAAGATAATAAATTTACAGAAAAATCATTTACAGGAAAATAATCTGACACTACTATGTCTATAAAAGATTGAAACTTATTATCCATAGTTAAATGATATCTAAAAACTTTAAACGGATAAGATCTATGAAATCCAGTAATATTACTACCAGTGTTTGTTTCTGGCTTATCAGAAAGAGTATTTTGCTTTTTCATAGTATATTCATCATTGTTATGTGATAATGACATGTTTAAAATCTTTAATAGGTCTAAAAATATATCTTTTTGTCTTATTGTAGTAAACCATACATCAATATCCTTAAAATCTATATATTGTTTTCTATAGGCAGTATCATTTTTATCAATAATTGTTTTAGAATCAGGAAATCCTTTTTGAAAAACAGGATTATCGCGACAACCATTTATTCTAGCTTGTAATTCTGAAACAGGATCTTGTTTTTCTAAAGGTACCATGTAATCTCTTACGAATCCTCCAAACACTTTACCTTCTAATGTAAAAATTACATGTAATATTTGAGAGATACTTTTTTTACATTCTTCTAAAGAAAGATTATTATTTTGAATATTATATTTTAACGACATTTTTAAAACTTATTGTTAGCAGTTTTAAAAAATCAATTTTATTTATTAGTTTTTCAAAATATTAAACTTGTTATGGTTCAAAATATAACAATTTTGAAAATTCATTGGTATGTATTGTTAAAAATATTTTAGCATCTATACTAAAATATTTTACGTTTATCTGCATCTAAAAAACTAATAAATAAAAAGTTTTCCATATAAAGTTCTCTTTTTTATAGGTATGTTATTTTAAAAGTTTATAAGAATTTTGTTTTAATCAAATTTTATTTTAGTGTATAACACACCTGATATAATACCTGTTAAAGCTCCTATAATATGTCCAATAAGTGATATTTTACTATTCTTTAGAGAAGGCATTGTAGCCATTAATATAATAGATGATAATATTTTAAGATCTAATTTATTTGTTGTAATTTTTTCCCAAGCTATTAAACCAAACAGTAAAGAACTCATTCCTACACTACAATTAATTTTATCTGTCATTTTGTGTAAACTTGCTTCTATTGATGATGAAACTACCAAAATAAATAACACAAGACATGTAAACTTTTTACTACCTATTTTTTGCTCTATGTGCGATATACTATAAAATGTATACAGGTTAGATAAAAGATGACCAATATCTAGGTGAATAGCATTAGATATAAAAACACTTAATAAATCTTTTTGGCATACTACAGATTTTATAGCATTTGTAAAGTATAAACAAGATAATACAATTATAGTGGTGATAAGCAATATTGTTACCGGCATCTGAAAAAAAATATTAGGAGTGTTATTCTTTTTTTGATTTTTGTTTAATTTAAAATTATTTTGTGACATATTATATTTATTTAATTAAAGATTTTATGTATTATAATAAATATGTCAGAAAAAGATACAAAAAATGACAACAAAGAACAAGCCAATCAAGAACAAGTCAAGCGTAACACCAAAGAATCTTTTTGTCCTGCTTGTGCTGTTGTTCCTGTTATGATGTTAGGTGCTGGTAGTGCTGGGTTATCTAGTAAAGGTGGTTATAAGAAATATAAAAAGATAATGTTATACGGTGGGTTAACGGTATCAATCATATCTCTTTTTATTATTATTTATTATATTTTTATAAAAAAATGCGACAAGTGTTTAGCTTAGTTAATAATCTCTAGGTGGAGGATCTTTAAAGATTATATATAAACTTGATAAACTTGATATAATAGCAACACTTACAATGATGCTAACACCAGAACCATTACCAGGTTCTTTACTACTATGATGATATCTAGAAAATAAATTAGTTTTTAAAGGTAGTAATTTTTTATGAAAGAATAAATTATGTTTAGTAAACATTTTTAAATTATTTTGGTAATTTAAAAATTATTCAATTAAAAAGTATTTTTCTTAGTAACTTTTTTTATAACACTTTTCTTATCTTTCTTATTATTGTTTTCAATAGCTTCCTTATTTTCTTTATCCTTCTTTTTTCTTTTAGTATTTCTAAGTTTATTATTTTCGCTGTCTAAAATTTTTAACCATTTATCATATTTTTCTTCAAACTCATCTATTTCTTTCAACCACATTTGTTTCTCTGATGTGTTGATAAAATATTCAAGTTGTTTCTTTAATTCATTAAAATCATTTTCTAACTTTATTATATTTTTTTTATTCAATGATTTTATTGGCATATTAACAAGATAATTAAACGATTCTCCGTTAACACTTTCATTCTTGACCTCATTTTCATTAAATACTTCTTCATCATTATTTTCTGTATCGTCTGCTTCAATAACTTCCTTTTTTTCTTTCTTACCTTTTTTTAATTTTTTGTAACCTTGTTTTTCCAGATAAATCATAAGACTATCATCCATCTTTCTTACATCTATTGTCCCAGCAACTATTTCTTTAATAAATCTAGATTTGTTTTCTAACTCTGTTATTTCTTCACTAATTTCTTTGATATAATAATTTTTTCTTTTTGTATAATATTCAAATCTAATTCTACAATGATTATCTATTATTTTTTCAGGATTTTTATAATTATGCAAAACCCCTTCTTCAGTAAACAATACCATATTACTAGTATGCAAAAATGTATGCAGTTTTAAAGTCTCTATACTACATGAAAAACCATCATCTGCTTCTTCTATAGTATAATTAACATCTATAATATTACTATGATCAATCAATTTTTTTATACTTTTATCAGCAAGGTATTCTTTTAATATTTCACACACATCATCAGTCCACATTCCAATAGGTAATTCTGTGATAATAACACTTGTATCACTTAATCGATTTAATACTCCTTTGGTTACATATCTAAACCCATCTTTATTCTTTTCTTTTTCAATAGTTCCCTTAAAATCTCTATACCAAGGTGTTAATTCAGGTAATTTAGATATGACAACACCATTTTCTGCTTCGCTTGCACTACGTGCTTCAGCTATTTCGCTTATATCACCATCATTTTCTATCCATAATTTTACACATTCAATAATATCTTTAGGATTAAAACATGGGATTGTTGTAGAAGAACCTGTACCAATTCCATCAGCACCATTTATTAAAATCATTGGTAATATTGGTACATAATATTTATATTCTACAGCATCTGTATTCTTTTCTAAAATTGGTCTATCCTCTTCTCTAAAAATATACTTTGTCAACATATCCATTTTTGTAAAAGTATATCTCCCATCAGCTGCATCTTTGCCTCCAGCTAATCTACTACCAAATTGTCCATCTCTATAAAGTAAAGGTATATTATTTGAGCCAATGTAACAATTAGCCAATCCTTCTATAACACCATTTATATTATTTTCACCATGAGAATAATCTGTTAAATTAGCAGTAGCTCCAGCAAGTTGTGAAACTTTCATAGATTGTCCTTCATATGATAATTTTTTTCTTTCAACAGCATATAAAACTTTTCTCTGTGAATCTTTCAATCCATCTATGATACATGGAATGCTTCTTGTACAAGAATCTATAGAATATTCTATTAATTTATCATTAATGAAATCCGATATATTCATTTTTATCAAAGCTTTATTAGCTAGAGGTCTATCGACTCTTTTAAAATCTAATAACCATTGTTTTCTCTGATCTGCATATTTATTATGAAAAACTTTAATCATATTGGTATCAACATTTTCATCATATTGATATTCAATCATTTTTTCTCCAAAAGTTTCACCAACATCTTGTATTTTCATTGTTCCTAACCCTTTGTAATATTTATACTGTTTTGATGTTAATTGTTTTGGTAAATTATCAGAATATTGCTTAAATTTATATTCGTCATAAAATAACAAATCTTTACCTTTTCCTTTAAAAACTCTTACTATAGGAGTAATCATACTTATGATAAAAGATTCTTTTCTTTTTAACAAACTTGGAAACAAGGTATGTAAAAAATTTAGAAGCAATCCTTCTATATGTGTTCCATCACTATCACTATCTGTACAAAACATAATCTTACCATATCTTAGTTTTTTAAAGTTATTATCGTCTTCATAATCAACATCATACTTTAAACCAACAGCATTAACTATGTTAGAGATTTCTACATTTTTGGCAATGGTTGTTATTTTTGCGTTTCTTGTGTTGAGAAATTTACCTTTCAGAGGTAAAATACCAAACCAATCTCTTCCTTCTTTACCAAAAACACCTTTTTCAATACCAGCAACAATATATTGTCTTGCTGATAATCCTTCTACTAAAGCTAAAATACATTGAGAAGATAAATTTTTATCTGTTGAATTATTTGCTGGGTTATAATTCGGGATATTGATAAAACCTCTAGATTTTTTTTCTGTTTTTTTAAGAATAGTTAGTTCATGTAGCTTCATAAAATCCAAAATTCTTTCACAAATCATCCAATGCGAAATCTTTGTTATATCAGTTTTTTTAACATCTGTTGTTACATTAGGTCCCTTTAATTCATTTTTGCTCTGTCCATCAAAATTTGGATCTGCTACACTAACGCTTACAAATATTTTAAAGTAAGATAATATGTTAGAAACCTTGAGATTTAAATTTTTTTCTTTCTTGTTAAGTTTTTCTACTAAAGGTTCTAAAAAAGAATCCATCCACATTTTTACGTGTTTTCCTCCTAATTTTGTATAAATACCATTAACAAAAGACACATGTTGAAATGATGGATGGTTATTGTTATTTGGTAATAACAACACTTCATAACGTTCTTCTTTACTAGGTTTTGATTTTATATGAATAAATTCTTCGTTAAATTCACTATTACCCTCTTCTAGGTCTTCATCAAGATCTGTCTCATCTTTTTTTTCAACACTTTGTTTATCTTTTGATTTATTTTTAACAGGACTTAGTGTCGCTTTATATGGGGACTTTTCTTTACTTTTTGAGATACTTTTAATAGGACTTGCTATCGCTTGACTTGGAGACTTATCTTTACTTTTAGCAGGACTACTTTTTTTATCTATGCTACGCTTTTCTTTGTCAATGCTTCGTTTAGGTTTGATTAAATTTAATTCTTTATCGTATAACATTGCATACGATAACATTGAATTAGTAGTAATCAATTCTTCATTAAAATATACCTTAACATCTGATAATAACATTGCAGTATCTATAGCATATTTTCTTATAAGACTTACTAAATCTTTGGTGTAACCTTTTAATCCAAACCTAACAAAATCTGGTTTCCAAATCACTTCAGTAAAACCAAAAGAAAACTTTTCTTCTATGATAGTTGGTTCTTCGGTAGTCTGCATATTGTTTGTCCATTCTTGAGTGAGTAGTAGTGACGTTTCTGGATCAAATCCTCGAACTTTAAAATATGATGAGAAAATATTAACTAGTTTTTCACCATAACCATTCTTACCAGATACGTATTTTTTCTTTGTGTCATCGTAGTTAGATCCTGAAAGAAGATGACCAAAAATTAAAGAATGGTTATAAATACCTTCTTTCTTATTAATTTTTACAGGAATTACTTCTCCATCATTCCAAATAGATGTTTCGCCAGTTTCTTGATCAATCTTAATGTTGATTTGCGTACACGGAGTTTTAGTCCCTCTGCTTCTTTCAGCGTTATCGATAGCATTAGAAATAGATTCGATAAATAATCTGAGAAAACCAGGGGACATCGATATCTCTTTTTTGTAGATGCTTGTAAGGTCATCAGCAATATACATATCATACTTGTCTAAAACAGTAGTATCGATATAGGTTTCTGGACGTTTGAGGATGTGGGTGATAGGGTCTAATTTGATATATTTTTCATCATTATCTGCTTCGCTTGTTTTTTTAATGATTGTTTTAGTGCCTTTTTTTAAAACTTTGGATGTAGCTACTGCGGCTTTACTAGATTTTGTTTTTACTTTAGACATTATTATATTAGTTACTAATAATAATTCTTTAAAACAAAAATCAATTTTTTTTAGTTTAGTTTTAAAAAATTTAATAATTGAAATAATTTTTTTTAAACTAAAAGTTAAACTAACTATGGGTTCTTATTTTTCAAAAATTAAAGTAAAGAGAGAAGAAAAACGTAAATTAAAAGCAGAAATAAAGCAACAAAAATATAAGGAGAAATATGATAAAAGTATAGATTATATTTACACTTTTATGAATAATGATAGTAATCATATAGATTATATGCGTGGATCTATCTTTCGTTTTGATGAATAATGATAGTAATCATATAGATTATATGCGTGGATCTATCTTTCGTTTTGATGAAAAAAATTATTCTGATATAGCTATAGACCTTACTTTCAGAAATGAATTAATTCTTAGACCTTATTTAAACCATATAAAAACATTTTTTGAAAATTTAGGTTATAATGTTGATATTACAAATTATCGTTATATAAGGATTATTTGGTTTAACAAAAACACTGGAAATAGTATATTGTTTAATGATGATACAAATAAATATTATAACGCTCAACAAGCATTATATCTCGGTGCATTAAAATTAACAAAATTTATAAAAAAATCATTAAATGCAAATGGTATATATAGATGGAATGTCATAAATTATAATGAATGTAAAAATTTTATAACATTTGTTCTTAGTAAGATTAATAATAAAATTATAAAGTATGAAATGGATGATGAAGATGTTATAACCACCATTATTATAAAAAGAGCTCAGAAAGAAATTGGAGGGTGTCCTCCAACGTATAAAGAAGCGATCAATAGCTAATAGCTTCTCTTGCATGTGGAAATTGTTTACAAAACTGTTCTCTAAATCCTTTGAGTTCATGAAAAGTTTCTGGGTGTCTTCTCAGTTGTTCTTCTGCGAATTTATGTAGAGTCATTTCAAATTTTAATTCACATTCATAGATATCATTTTCATACCATCCTTCTTCAAATGTCAGATCTTGTGGTGTGATTGTTGTACAACAATCACAAATATTATTATCACTTAAATATTTATATGGAGAAAGTATTTCATAGCTATAATAAATATCAACATCTTTTTTATTTTCTATTGCTTTTAAATATTCACCAAAATCACCTTTTAGTCTTAAATATTTTAAAAGTCCTTTATGACGAAAAAGAATATGTGAAAGTATATATATGTTACGATAATGGTCATATCTGTCTGGATGGTTTATTTCAAACTTGATTATTTCAAATTCTTCTTTATTTAATTTGCAATATCTTTCAACAGCAGTTTCTGGATTCATTTTATATTATTCTCGGTATTTTTAAATTGATTTATGAAGATTGTGTACAATATTATGAAAATTTATTATTATTTTTACTAAGAATAATAATAAGTATGAAATGTATGATGAAAAATGTTACTATAGAAAATATATAAGTGTGTCTTACAAAGTGTGAAAAATATTTAGATGCTACTGTTTTTATAGTTGTCTAATAATTTTTTAATATCCATAAAACTGTCGTATTGTTTATGGGTTAGTACCACAACAATGTTGATATTTTTCTCTAATATTTTTTTAATACTTATGTGAGTTTTCTTGACAAAGTAACAAGCCTTGTAACCTTGTATATCACCTATGTAAGTATTTTTTAGTAGATTTAATAATTTTTCATAAACAGAAGGTCTCATGTTCTTGTGTGACACAAGAGATTGTATAAATTTATTCAAGTTGTATGAGGTAGTTTTGACATATTTATAAAAAGGTAGTGTTTTCCCCCAGTACTTACTCCAATAAACATCAACATAACTGCACTTTGTTGTAGGTGTGTAGATATCTGAGCATTTTGGGGTAATGATGTAATTATTTAATTGACTTAATTTTATATGTTCCATGTTTTTGATAGTTACTAAAAATAAAATTAAATTATTAAAAAATCAATTTTATTTTTTATATAAGATTTGCTTGAGAAATGATATTTGAAATTATGGCAAATAATTTCATTCGATTTCAAATTTATCAAAATCATAAAAATAAGATAACTAAATATAAAATATTATTATAAATTATTTTATATTTAGTTATAAATTATTTTTTAAGTTACATATTTAAAATTGTCTTTTTTTAAGACTTTATAATAGGTTTTATTAAACTCTCACTCAATTTTTATACAATTTTTTTATCAAAATTTATAAAAATGATAAATTTTAATAAATATTTTGATATTGAATATACGGTATCAAAATATTTATTATATGAACCATAATACCCAATAATAAAAAATCATGATTTTTTATTGGTTCCGTAAAAAACATGGATCCGTTTTGAAAAGATCCATAAAAATCATGGATCTTTTCATAATTTTTATGGATCCCTAAGATAAGAATTTTATTTCAAAAAATTATTTTAATAATTTATTTTTTTTGAAAAATAACTATTTAAAATAAACATATAATTATTTAAATGATTGGAATAAATTGCGTCTATTGTGATAATAAATTTTCTAATGAAAAAAGTTTACATAATCACCAAAAATCTGCCAAATATTGTATCAAATTAAGAAATGATAATATTACTAAATCTGATGAAAAAATTAATAACGAAGAGATAAACGAAACTAGTGAAGAAGTAGCATCAAAATGTAACAAATTTAATTGTGCTTTTTGTAATGCTATTTTTACTAGAAAAGATACATTGAATAATCATTTTAGTGTATGCACTACTAAAAAATTAAAAGATCAGGAATTAGAGTTTATTAAAAAAATAAAAGAACAAGATGAAGAATTAAGAAAAAAATTAAAAGATCAGGAATTAGAATTTATTGAACAAATAAAATATCAAAATGAAGCACTTCAGGCAAGAGAAGCAGAATTAAAGAAAAAAGATGAAGCCTTAAAGGAAAAGGATAACGCTTTTAAAACATTAGAAAACAAATTGATAGAAACTACTAAAAACCATGATCTTGAAATAGAAGATTATGAAAAAGAATTTATAAAAGCATTAAACAATGTAAAACATGAAAAAGAACTAAGAGGAGCAATAGAAAAAGAAAATAATACTCTTAAAGAATGGAATTCTGATTTAAAAAAATCACATGGTGGTAATATAAATACCAATATAAAAAATACAAATAATGTTACAAATAATAATACTATAAATATTACAACTTATATTAAATATTTATCACCAGAACCTCTTGACAATGTTGAATTAATGACGTATAAAATGAACTTTATAATAAATGAAAATGTATTTTCAAAGTCACCAAGGCAATTTAACGATATGGTTATTAATAGTTGTTTAAAAGATAAAAACAATTGTTATAAATATTTATGTTTAGATAAACAAAGAAATAAAAATGTATTTTTGCATAATGGTGATGTAAGTGAAGATACTTTAGACACTTTTATGGAAGTTTTTACAAAAGCCACATCAAAACGTGCATATGAAATGTTAAAATGGTATCAAGATAAATTAAATGATGATCCGGATGATGAATCTCGCGAGGGTAAACTAAACGCATCTCAAAAATTATTAATGTTTGATAACAATTTTGTAAATGCTCTAACAAGAAAATTACATATTCGTTATAAAGATGTATTGGATTCAATGAGATTAATTGATAATCAAACTGAAGAAGATATCAGAAATAATAAAAAAATATTAGATGATACTAGTAGAGAGAATAAAAAAATTTTATATGATATAAAAAATAATGATTTAAATTTTGTAGTAAAAGATGAAACAAAAATAAAAATAAAATAATAACAATTATAGATTATAAAAAAGGTATGTTTTAAACAATTTCTAAAGATACGTTTATGTTGTTAATTAGTTTTAGCATGTGGGCGAGCGAAGCAGAATAAAATATGTTTTGTAAGTTTACTTCATTCAATCAAAAATCAATTAATAATAAAATATAAAAACAAATTCCAAACTTAAGTTTACGATGTTAATTAGTTTCTAAAACATTTTCCAAACTTAAGTTTACGCTGTTAATTAGTTTCTAAAATAATGATTAGTTTTAGAAAATATAAAAACTAAAATAAAATTGATTATTTAATAAAAACTAAACATATAATTAAATGTTACAAATGCTTAATTATTATAGATCATTAAAATTTAATTATGTTATTACATTAAAAAATGATGTAGACATTATTGATATTACTGATGCTACTTTACCTATAATGGATATTAAAAAAATATTCACACCAGTAAGTTCAGTAAATAAAAAAGAATTTATTTTATTAAGTTTTTCGCAAAAAGATGATAGGTTTAAAGAAATTAAACATGGTCAACAGATGATAAATGATGCTATGATAAATGATTTAAAAAAATATACTGTGACATTTGAACCAATAAACGATCTTGAAGAAATGTATAATACGCGTAGTGATAAATGTGGTAATGAATATTGTTACAGTTGCAATAACAGACAGTTTGATTCTTTTGAAGAATTTAAGCAATATTATGATGGCTATAAAGAAAAATTTATTGAATCTTTAGAATCAATAAATGGTATATTAACATTAGCAGAAAAAATTTTACTATATGCAGTAAAAAATCATAAATTGATAAAAAATAACATAGATAGCTCATATTGGGAATATGATTCTGAGTTGATACGTAAACCTGAATCAGAGTTAATACATAAACCTGAAATAGAACAATAATTTTATTTGAAAATAATTTTATTTGAAAATAATTTTATTTGAAAATAATTTAATAAAAAGTTTATTAAATTTAAAATGTCTACTAATTCAACGCTTTTCAGAGTTGTGTCCTTTAATTATATCATCACCCTTAAAAATCCTGTGGATTTGTTCAACATAATCTTACCAATCCAAATAGATGCAAGAAAGACCTTTAAAGTAAATAGCAATAAACAATTTATTTTACTAAGTATTACTACTTATCAAAACAGATTTGAAGAAATTATGCATGGTAGTGATATAATTGATGACGACAGGAATGATAATTTTCTATATTATTCTCAATTTTTTACAGATGATGGTCTTAAAAAAAGATATGAAAGACGCAGAATGTTTGAAAATTATGATACTTGTTATTCTTTCGATGATTATAAGAAAAATTATGACACCAAAGTAAGAAAACTTAATGAATCCATAGCATCTATCAACACACTATTAACACCTGAAGAAAAAGATTTTGTACATAAGGTAATGACACATAAATTATTAGACAATAACATAGAAAGTAGTTATTGGGAACTCGAACCAGATATAGTGCATAGGCCATAAGATTTAATTATAATATTAATTAATATTTATTTATATATAAATTTCACAGGTCTATTTTTGCTATACTTCATATACACTTGATTAATTATCTCAAATATTGCATAATACAATAACAATGCTATAAAAAATATCAACATCCTGTTACAAAAACTATTTTCTACTAATCTTACCTGAAAATAATCTATAGAAATATGAACAATATACAAATACAAAATAAATTCAATAATCTGACATAGTATTATTCTTTCATAGTTTGGCATATCTTATGTTATTTCTTTATAGTTCTTATTATCTTTTATAAAATTTAATTAATTTTTTAATTAAATTTTAATTAATAAATTATGTCCATTGTACCTTATTGTTTATGCCAAAAAATAGAACACTCTACCAATACTTTTTTAAGCTATATTAAACAAACCGAACATTGTGTTCTAGAACCTGGTTATACAAGCAAATTTGGCTTTTATGGTATTGATCCAGATTATAAACCAATGTTATACAAAACCAAGTTATTGTGCTTTAAACAAAACAAAGAAGCCCCTTACGGTACTATTCACATAGAAAGTGTTTTTGATCCCTTTAAAAAAACTGGTTTATGTGAATTATTAGTAGGTTATGAAACACAGGTTGGTGAAACAATACCATTATATTTCTATAAAAGAGGCAATAATGTTTTTATAAGTCTTGATAATACCCCACCAGAACCCACAGGATGGGATAAAAATGCTATACATTCTATATATATCATGAAATCAAAAGATGTTAAATTTGTTTGTAATGATAATGTTTGCGCACCCTCTTCTAAAGAGGGTGTTGAATTGGATGAGTGTGACTTAAGGTGTGAAAAGTTAAACATTTTTAAGGAAGAGAGCGAAAATATTAAGAAGAAAAATAACACATCTTTTCTGGATACTTATACTCCATGGTTATTATTAATTTTATTTATCATTGTCTATCTATATATTATTATTGTTATTTAAAAAATTATTTTTAATTATTAAAAATGAATACTGAAATAGCATCATCTATTATAGAACATGCTAAATTAACATCTAAACTAAACAAATCAATAAATAAACTATGTTATCCTATTTTATTACCTTATGAAATAATGGAAGTTATAGATGATATTATTACAATATCAATATTTGCTCATGGAAATATTTTATGCACTGTAGATATCAAAAAATACCCTCAATCTATTCATAATAATTTATTCTTTCCTTTTTATTCAGATAAATATTTTAATTTATATATCGTAGACGCAAAATATAGCGAGATTTATATAGAAGCTAAAACTATTAAAAATAAGGTTATAAAATGTATATTTGAAAGAGATCATAAAAATATTATACCAAGTGAAAAATCACATTTTCATCTTAAGACGCATGAAGGAGAATTTAAATATCTAGCGTCTTCTGGGGGAGTATTAGGTTTTATTACTTATCATGATTAACATACATTGTTATTCTCTTGTCTTAGAACTAGTTACCGCATTATTATTAAAATTTTTAATAGCATCTAACAATTTTTTCATTTCTGTTTGCATATTTTGATAAGAATCACTTAATTTAGCGCATCTATTCATATGTTCTTTATGAGACTTGGACAAATCTTTACATATATTAAGTAATTCTTCGTGAGAAGAGTTATTTTCTTCGTTAGTTAAATCTTCAGTATATTTTGAGTTCATTTATAAAAATTAAAGAATTTTTATAAATCATTTATTTCTTACTTATTTTATTAACATGTTTTCAATATTTCTTACTTATTTTATTAACATGTTTTCAATATTTCTTATTATATTTTTCTTAACTATTTTGCCACCTATTCTAACAGGATCGTATAACCATTTAACACCCTCTGCTTCGCTCGCCCTACGGGCTTCACTTTTTATCCATCTTTAGCCCGTAGGGCGAGCGAAGCATGAAAATCCAGTAACGTATATTTTTTCTAAACCACATCTGTAAAAACTTTAATTTTTTTATATTTTCTACATATAGAAAATTACACGGATGATTTATCCAAATACAACTATTAATAAATAAATCGTAACGATTATATTGTTTTAGCGGTATACTGAGAATATTTCTAGACCATGAACAATCTAGATGTATAAGGTTTTTATAGGTTTCAGGTATTTCATGCTTCGCTTACCCTACGGGTTAAGATTATGACAATCTCTACAAAAAAGATATAAAAGGTTGCTAAATGTATCAGGTAATTTTATTAAGTTAGAAAAATTACAAGTTAATTTTTCGAGACATAAAAATGTGTTTGGTAAAGTTTCTAAATATTCACATACTGAACAATCAAGTTTCTTAAGCTTAGATAATGTATCTGGTAATTTTATTATTGATAATACTCTGCATTCAAGATTAACAAGGTTGGTAAGAGTGTTAGGTATTTCTGTTAGTTTTGTACAATTATTGCATAAAAGTGTATGTAAATTTGTATAAGTACTTGGTATTTCTGTAATACCTTCACAATCAGAACAATTAAGTAATTCTAGCTTTATTAAAGCATTTGGTAATACTTTTATTAAAGTACAATGAGAACATTCAAGATATGTAAGATTGCTAAAAATATTTGGTATTTCCTTAAACTTATCACATCTGCTACAGTCAAGTAAGGTTATATTAATAAATAAAGTATTTCTGTGATAAGTTTGCATCCTTGAAAATGAACATTTATTATGTTATAATATTCCCAGTATTGTAGGTCATTTCTACATATTAAACACATTAAAAATATATTATTAATTAATAATTATTTAATTAAATCAATTAATTTTTTCTGAAGCTAAATATATGGCGTTAAATAAAATTGAAAAATATTTAAATTTATTTTAATTTCAATAAACTTTCTAAAATGACTTCTAAATATTTTTCAATATTTCCACTAATATTATTTATTATATGTATAGTTATGCTAATTATACAGTATCCTTCAGAAATAGAGGTAAAATATCCTTATACAGTAAAAAATGAAATAAATTGTTTGAATGCTAATTGTACAATGATGCAAGTAACTGAATACACTAATACAGGAGCAGAAATATTATTTGTAGATATTTCTGCATGTGTTTCTTTATTTTTAGTGTTCTTATTTTTACTTAAACCTAAATATGGTTTTATACCAATGTTTTTAACAGGTTTATCAGAATTAGCAATACTTATTGTAGGTTCTATAGCACTTTCTGAAAAATGTAGATATTCTACATGTTTTGATAACCATTCTTTTTTATATGTACAAGCGTTAGTAAATTTATTGGTTATAATTGTTTGTGTCTTTTTATTATTTTGTATAGGTTTTTATGAAATGTTTCTCAAAGATTATTGCCAATATAAAAATAATGTTGTTAATCAAACTGGTATCAATATTGTTTAAAAATAATATATTGTTAATAAAATAATTTTTAAAAACTATTAATATTTTTTAAAAATTATTTTATAAATAAATGGCTGAAGAACAATTAGGTTCAGCATTAATTGATAATATTAAGTGTAAGTTATATGTAAAATACTATTCTGACGACGTGTGTTATTTTAACAAAATTAATTTTTTATTTGATGGTATACTTTTATATTGTATTGATATTTTTCTTGATACCGACTATAAATATAGTTTGATGTCACCAGTTGATAACACTTTTATAGATGTTGATTATAACACATTTAAATTAACGTTGATTAATAGACTATATAATTTAACAGAAGATAATAGATTAGTTGTAAATTATACAACTAATACAATAAAATTCAGATCTTATGAAGACAAAGGTCCTACTTCTATAATCACTTTTATTCCTAATATATTTAAAAAAATTATTAATACAATAGATACGTCTAAATATATTGTTACTGAAAAAAAATTATCTATTGATGAGAAAGATATTAATAACAATATATTTAGTAAAAATTTAGAAATTAAAACAAATAATTCAAATATCTTAGATGATTTAATGTACAGACAGCTTCCTTTGAGCAGGTGTTTCGTTATAGATTTACCTCCTGATTTTATTATTTATAATTCTCTTATGGTAGAAAATATAAACATGACAGAATATCTCCAAGAAGATAAAGAAAACATTGTTTTCATAACTTTATTAAATAATAATACTTATCAAGGATTTGCTACAAATATTGAACATGTTGAAAGTTCAACAAATATCGTAGTAGAATGTAAGGAAGAAGGTAATTCTTCAAAATTTATGAAAAAAAATAATACATTTTTCGATAGGTGGTATGTTAGATTAGGTCTTGATGAACACAATAATAATAAAGGAATTTTTTTAGACAAATTAAATTCTGTTAGAGATGAATTTGACAAAGGTAATAAAATATTTTTTCTATCTGAAGAAAGAACCTTAAAAACTATTTCAAAATTAAACAATGTTATTATCAATTTTGAAGCATATACAAATATTTATGATAGATGTGACATCAGGAATTCATTGTAATGATAATACAAGTATTAACGTATATGATGAAATAAGTGTTGCTGACATAGAAACATTTTTAGGTAAGACTGAAGAAGAAAAAATTAATATGATTAAAGAGAATATGAAGGTTTGTAAACCCAAGGGTAATTAAACACCTAAACCTCCTTTCTTAATAAAATATGGTTGTATTGTATAATATTGTCCAAGTTTTGTTCCCTTTAATCCTTTCAATGTTCCATCTGCTTTCATTGTATTATAAATATTAATTAAGATATCAAAACCTATATTATTAGGACTTGTCAACAACTTATTCATAACTGGATCATTATCTATAACACTTGGATCAACACTATAACTTGGCACACAATTTCCTTGAATACCTGATCCATCTATAGCCTCCCATGTTGAAATCATTGGTGATGATGCAACAAGTGGATCAAATGGTTGTAATTTTATTTGACAATTTGCCATTTCTTTCAAGTATTTTTTAGCAGCAGTATTTCGCACCAGTACATCTCCTGCTGTATATTTTTTATCAGTCATGAAATATGACACATCAGAATTTATAACAATATTATTAGGATATGAATCAGCCTTTGATCGAGAACCTAATTCACAAAAATCATCCCAACCTGCTCCACAATATTCAGCCATAAATTCCTGTCCTGCTTCGCTATGTGCTCCATTGTTAGCATATTGACTACCAGTGCTCATCATCATATCTAATTTGTCTTGTAATGCATAGGCTAAAGGGTTTTGATTTGCTAATAATTGGTTGCCTCCGACTTGTGAAATTGATTTATATTTTGATCGATTCATTTTATTTATTATAAAATATATAATTATTTTCATTTCTTTTGCAATGAAAATAATATCTATAATATCCTTGCATAACTTTTGCATAACTTTATCAATCATATAACTTATACAAACACTTAACAAAAATTGCTCTATATTGCGTTGTATATTTCTCTAACACACCAAATTTCATAAAATACTCATCTTCTGCTATAAGTTTTAAAAATCCTCTTGTTACAATATTATCTGACACAATAGCTTTATAATTTTTATTTTCTGTCATAGAAAGAGGAAATATATAATTATGGCTACAATCTGTAGCAATACTACAATAAAGATATCTACCATAATTACAAGTTTTTGCTTGAATATGCATTTTTATTGGTTTTAATTTAATAAGTATATCATTACTTATTTCATCAATGTTAGACAACTTGACTAAACAATATATCAAACCACTAAAATAATACATAACACTATTATCATTTGTATAAATTTTCTTAAAATCCTTTTCATCTATAGAAAGTAGTTTTAATATAGTTCTGGTAATTTTATTATCGCAACACCTACCATGAACTATATCGTAAGAATTATTAACTTTTTTTAAATAACTAAATGGATGACTATATGTAACATTGCCAATAATACGAGGGTGTTTAATATCAGTATTTATCATCCATTCAATAATGTGTTCATTAATATTTTTAGCTGTTATATGCATATTTATAGTCTTATTATAAGATGATGTAAGTTTAATACATTTATTAATATTGAAATCTTTTGTAATCATATAATCATCTTCAGAATAATTATCGAACTCTTTATTTATACCATGCTCAAATATACTTTGGTAAATAGTCTTTTCATTTTCTCTAAACAAATATAAATTATTATCAAAGGTATAGTTATTATATTTTTTAGTACATGTATTATTGTTAATACAAAATTGTTTATTAATTATTTTCTGAGTAAGATGGGCTGTTATATAAAACGTATAGTCAAATTGTAGATCTTTTAATATTTTTCTATCAAGTTTTGATGATTTGTAACTTCTATAAGAAACAATTTTACTAAAAAGAAATTGTCTTATTTTATTTTTTTCTTTATAAGAACATAAAGATAAGCAATATCTTGCAAGTTCTATTCCTTTGTTATACATATACATTAAATCATAATCTTTTTTTGTTATTACAGATATTCTTCTATTCTTCTTACCTTCATCGTTATCATTAAACACATCTAATATCTGATCACATACGAATGAATATACATCAAAATCTAGAGAATAAATATATTCTATAGCCAAGACTAAAAATATATATCGCAGCCTATCATTACTAAGAATAAAATTATTATTATTTACAACGTTATCATCGTATTTATCAGGAAATCTATCATCTTTTATACCTAAGTCAAAAGATCGATTTATTGAAGAAAAACATTTAAAATTATTATAGGTTTCACTGTATCTTTTTATAAGAAATTTAATCATATCTAAACTATTCGGTTTTTCATAATCAATATATTTTAGTATATTTTTCGCCATATCTATAACATCTATATAATTTTTTAATGGTCTCGCATTATGTAGATATTCTATAATATTTATATAGCCTTTATCATAAGCTTCTATAAATATGTTATGTATATCAATAAATGGTAAAAAATATTGTACTCTTATATATTTTATTAATCTAAGACAACCAAATGTTTTAATATCACAATAGATATTTTGTTTTTTTCTTATACCGTATAAAACATATAGATCAGGTATCTCATCGTCATAAAGTGATTCTTCTTCAAATTTTTTAAAAATACTATTATAATTAACAAAAATGTTATTATTTTGGCTAAGTTTTGATAACATTTTATTAGGAAAGAAATTCATAATTTCTTTTATGGTAAGATATTTGAATATGGTATATTTCACAACATCATCAGGTAATTTATTCATAGATATATATATATTATAAATGTTAATAAAAATTATAAAATAATTCAAATATTTATGAAGATGAAAGAATAGATATGAAATAAATATTTGAATTATTTTATTTTAATTGTTATTATTTAAAACCATGTCTGAAATTTTATTAACCAATCCATCCAGAAAATTCACTGAATGGATTAACAATAGAAATAATATTAAAAAAGTATTATATAATTTGGTGTACAGTCATTGTCATAATAATTATGTGAATAATGCATCAAATAATTTACATCTTAAACACTTAGGTGATAGTATGAGAAAACAAGGTTATGTATTTGGTGATGGAAATACTTACGCTGATTATGTAGCAGATTGTTTATTAGAAATAAACATGTATTTTAATTTTCTTAAGGCAGAAAATAACCAACAATAATTATTTAATCTGTATTGGTGTTTCTACAATCATATTTGATTCAACATCTGATGGTAACATAGTTTCATTACTATATCCTTCTTTTTTCTCATATTTTATTAAATTTTTAACACCTATATTTGTGTATACTATAGAAACTAATTCACTACAAAACATTTCATCCTTTCCAAAACAACACTTACTTCTTAAACAATAACAATAGGGTAAAAATGGAGCAAGTAATCTACATATGTTATATTGATAAGTATCATTTATATATTTTGTATGCAGGTTATTCATAATCATTTTTAAATTGTTTATCCTATCATGATAAACAATACCAAGTTCATGATTTAATTTTATTATAGGATTATTTATCAATTTTGCCCAATACACAGCACCGTTATAAGAATTAATAACCTTATTCATATTTCTAATTTGCACACCATACTTTATATTACCAGTTTCTGCATCAGGTACTGCATTATCTATAGTAGATTCAAAAAGATATAATGTATCGTCATTACACACGTTTAAACAAGGCATTATTTGTTTGTTTACTACTATAGCAACATGAGAGAATTCACCGTTTCCTCTAAATATTTTTTCAGTAAATTCAATCATATCTGAAATGACAGAAGAACCATCAAAAAATAATAGATCAAAAGGTTTAATATTTTTTATTAAAATTTTTGTTTCTAATGACTGAATACTAATATGTGAAGAATCCATTGACAAAGTATTAATTTTTTTATTCATTTATTATAACAAAGTTTTAGAAATAAACTTATTTCTAAAAAAAATTATTTTTTATATTAAAAATTAGGGTTCTTATTATTTTATTAAATCTTAATTATCATATTTTACACAGTATCCGCAATCTATACGTTTATCTCCTTGTTTCTCTATTACACAATTACCATTACATATTTGACACACCTTTACGTAATAGTCGTACATCTTGTTATTTTTTAAATTTCTAATTCCTCCATATCCATCGCAGTTATCACATCTTACAAATTTAGGAACACATACCCCACCATTTCCTTTGCATATATCGCAATCTTTAGTATCGGGTTTTACATCAAATAAAAGTCTTCTTTGTTTCATAAGAGGTATTCCATTAAAAGTATATAACAACATAGCATCATTTTTTAAAAGTTGTGGTCCATTTTGGTTCATTAAAATATTTTGTTTAGTGTTTTTATTTTCAATATACCAACCATCGTTAGAAAAAAAACTATTGTTATAGTATACTTTGTAATGTTTACATGATGATGTTGATAAAATACTGATTGGATATTTATTTGACATGTAACATATGTTGTATATATTTGCAAATTCAAAAATCCCACATAAAAAACATTCAACATATGGATAAGGCATGTATAATAAATTATTTTTGTTAACAATAGTTGTCCAGTACGGCGTTAGATGAATATCATCTGATATTTTCATATATGAATAATTCATCATTAAATTATTAAACAATACTTCAGTTAGGTTATTGAATTGTTTCTTAAGAGCTTGATAATAAAATGTTGTGTCACGACCAGCTACCGGTGGATTATTACTGATATAATTTATTAAATCTTTTGAAGACATTTTGTAATTTGGATAAAAAAATAAAAAATTATTCAATTTTTATTTAAATGTTAATTAATTTTATAAAACAAAGATGGATAAAGATTCTATAACTGATCTTATACTTTCTATTCTTAAAAATTCTCACACTTCTGATTATATTGGCGAAGGTGTTACTCAACTAGAGCATGTAATATTAGCAGCGAATGAAGCAAAAAACAACAACGAGGAAAATGATATAATAATTTCAGCACTCTTGCATGATATAGGTCATCAATTGGTAAAAAATCCTTTAGAAAAAATGTTAGATAATGATGGTAATTGTTTAGGTATTGTTTCACATGAAAATGTTGGAGCTGATTTTTTAAAACTTCATAATTTTAACGACACTGTTGTTTCTTACGTCAGAAACCATGTTGCTATTAAAAGATACCTTTGTTATAAAGATAAAAACTATTTTAACAATCTTTCTGAATCAAGTAAACAAACCTTACTACAACAAAATGGTATTATGACTGAAGAAGAAGCAAAGTGTTATGAAAATATTAATAAAGATTATCTAGAAAATATGATAAAAGTTAGAAAATACGATGATCTTGGTAAAGATAAAAACAAATTGATAGGTTTAGATATATTTTCTGAATTAGAAAAATATAGAGATCTTATCAGATTGTGTATAAATAATTAATTAAAAATTAAATAAAATTGAATAATATTTATTTTATTTTATTTTTTTAAAATGACTAATGTGATTAAAGGTTATAAAATCTTTAATAATAATTTAACAAATATAGGTTATCAATATATAGTTGGATTAAATAGTTATAAAAAAGGTTCTATTAAAATGTGTGAAACAGGTTTTCATTTTTGCAAAGAAGCATTAGATTGCCTAAGATATTATTCTCTTCAACCAACGAACAGATATTTTGAAGTTTCTGCAACAGATGATATAGCTAACAATTTGATAGTTATTTCTAATAATGATAAATCTGTTACAAATAATTTAACATTAGAAAAAGAACTTTCTTTTGACGAATTTAGCAAGTTATGCACAGGTTTTATAAAGAAACAAATTACTGTATATTTTTATCTTATGCATCAATTAAAAGAAGGTAGAATTATATATACTAGATATTATAACATAGACAATATATTAATTGGTGTTACAACATTTAATAATTATAGAAAAAATAATATTGTTGAGTATATTCATGATTATGATTGTAAAGTGATATATATTTATCAATTGAACAAATTGATACATACACAATATTATAAAATAAATGGAGAAAAAATGAGTTTTTTCGACGTTTTTATAAAAAAAATACAATTAACATTTAATAATAATCCACGGTTAAGAGATATTGTATGTATTTAACGTCTATCACTTATACACCTACTGTTAATAATTAATTAAAAATTGAATAAGTTATAAATTATTAATTAATTAAAATGGCTACCATAATCAAAGGTTATAAAATCTTAAAAAATAATTTGAAAGCAAATGATTATCAATATACTATAGGATTAAATAAATTTAATGAGTCTATAAAGATGTGCCAAACAGGCTTTCATTTTTGTATAGAAGCGATATATTGTTTACAATATTATCAATTATATGAAAATCACAGATATTTCGAAGTTTCTGCAATAGATGATATAGATACTAATTTAATAGTTGTGACAAATGGTAATAAATCTGTCACAAATAATTTAACATTAAAAAAAGAACTTTCTTTTGAAGAATTTAGAAAGTTATGTACCGATGATTTTATTTCAGCGATTAAAAGTTGTAATAATATTGAAGACATACGCAGTTAATAATAGATGGTGATTTAACATATTCTTCATATTATATTACATTAGTTGGACTTATTAGATATAGTAATAATAACAGAAGCATTATTACTGAATTCGCTTATAAATGTGTGAAATAAGATATTATTACTATCATGTAAAATAATATCTTATGTAAAACAATATATTATAATTCTAATAAAGAAAAAATGAATTTTTTTCAAACACTATTAAAAAAGACGCAGCTGTTATTAAGCAATCTTCTACGGTTATCAGATATTGTTAATATTTTATAGTCTTGCCTGAATTTTCACATACTTGTAAACCTTTTATTGTAAGTCTAGCGCATGGTATTCTATAAAAATCAAATTTAGAAGAAATATCATGTTTGCCTTATAGCATCTTTAGATTTTGTAGTAAAGAATAATTTTTATCGTTATTTTTAAATTCGTAAAAAGTGCTTTGATTCATTTTTATACATCTTTTATAAAAATAAATTCAAATAAGTCTAAACAGCTTTATTCATGGGTATTCGTTTCTAAAATATTCATGAAATATATTTTTTAATTCTAATTTATCATTATCATTATAAATTACTCTGTTCATTTGTGTCATAAAAGCATCATAACATTCATTAACAAATTCTTCATTATATTCATCCAATACAGATTTACACATTATAAAAACTTCATTAATTCTATTGTTGATACGAAGCTTAATATTTTCATTATTACATCCAATAATTCTTGCTAATATATCATTAAATTTTAAAGTAAATATTTCAGCATTACTCATCTCAGCATCACTCATTATGATATCTGTTGTTTCAGAAATAGGTTTATTTGTTGTTTTAGTCATTTTTATAAATCTCTTATAAAAATAAAATTTAAATTCAAATAAATCTAAACAGCTTTATTCATGGGTATTCGTTTCTAAAATATTCATGAAATATATTTTTTAATTCTGTACGATCATCTTCGTCGGTAAATATATCATCCATCTCTCCAATAAAACTATCATAGAAATTATTAACGGTACTTTCGTTATATTTAAAGTGTGTTGATTTTAATATTTTGAAAACACTATCAAACACATTTTTAATTAATAGTCTTGCATTTTCATTAATACAGCCTTGATTTTTTTGTGTTCGAATTTTTAACATCAATTCATTAAATTTTTGATTAAAAATATCAGCATTACTAAGCGTATCATTAGTCATTTTATCATTCTATTAATTATATTTTTAATTAATCAATTTTATAAAAATTGATTATTTTTTTATTAATTTTTATAAGATAATTTCAATATGGAAAATATTAAAAATTTAAAATTTAAACCTATCACAAATCAAAGAAGATTATGAAAATAATATGCGTATTGGCTTTGATCATTATCATAAAGACCTTGAAAAACGTATTAGAGATTATTTATGCAAAGATGCTATAAACGAAATAAAAAATTTCATTGAAGATGAAAATATAACTTATAAACCATTAAGATTAAATATAGATAAAATACATAAAGAGTGTGACTATTTATCGCATTCTAATAACTGGTTTATACCTGAATATATTCTATTTACACAAGATGGTTATAAAACATTTCCTTCTTATACAGAATGTAAGAAATTTATTAATAAACATGATGGTACACTAAGCATAATAGGTCATCGACAAGATACAGTAAAAGCATGTAAACTAATTTTTGAAAAATGTATAAAAGAGATTAATGATTCAACAAAAGAATTTATTCTATATACAAAAATTGAAAACTCTATACTATTTAAAGACTGCTTCATTTGTGTAAAAGCTAAAATAACCTTTTTAGAAAAAAGAAATAAGTGTATTATTTTATAATTAAAAAATATTTATCAAACCTAATTTTACATATTATTTTCTATATCATTTTGATTAACATTAAATAAACCATAATTATTTTCATCAACTCTATATCCATATTTATCATGATCTAATTCAAAAGTATCTTTTCCATCTTTTTTACACTTGTCTAAATTAATCAATATATCTTTAACAATATCTGTAGCACAATCTTTTTCAAGAACATTATCACCATTTTCATCAATATCTTTTCCGTATACATCAAAGTGTCTAGAAATATCAGAATGTAATTTTTTTGATAATAATTGATTCACATGATATTTATAAGTCCATATTTCATCAAATATATGAGTATGCGCGCATCTATTATATGTTAATTCTATTGATATAAATATATCATTAGGTTTATCATTTAAAATAACCATTTTAACAACCATTACTAACGATCCTAAATTTATAGTACCCATAGGGCATTTTTTACACATATTATTTCTGGTAATATCATATATTTTTTTACTTATCGCATAAATATCAATAATTTTATCAGTCATACTTTATTAAGAAGGTAATAAATCTTTAAGTAAATTTTGATCCAAATATTTTTATATCAGAAATATTGATAGAAGTTGCTGTTGTAGGACCACATGACCAATCGCTTGTTTTTTTATAATAATTCACCTTTAATTTTTAGCATCATTTTTAATTCTTTTATACGTAATGATAAATCATCATGCTCATGTTTTCAGATATAACATTATATGAAACATCTTTGATGTGTTTAGAAAAATTATATTGTTTGCATTGCATTTTTATTAATAATAAAAATCTTTAATTTATTAATAAAAATGCAAACACCTTTTACTTCCAAACATCTTAAAGAAAACAATATAACCTATTTTTCTCACCTTAGAAGATCCATGTATTTTTCTACAATATTTTTCATAGCATCTATAGAAGCTTTTATACATGCACTTTATCCAGATTTATATCAAACTAGTTCAACAGACACTGTGATTTTACTTAATAAAGAACTTAATAAAGAAAACTAATAAAGAATATTTATATTTATTAATTTTATTTTTAATAAAATGTCAACAACGTCTCAACAACCTATTCTGTCATTCTATGATTGTCCTAGTGATGAAAATTATAACACTGAACGCGTCAATATGATGAATAATTGTGTCTCATCTCTTACTGAAAATGGTTGCGATCCAACAGCTTTACAAAATTGTTTCAACACTGGCTGTCAACAAATGAATTCTGATTGTATACAAGATTGTACACAAGCAGTAGATGGTTCTGCTAATGATATTTGTGCACAATACGGTACTTTACCACCTAATACAATTGTCACAAATAGTCCTAATATAGTAACAACTAATCCATCAAATCCTGTAACAACTACTCCATCAGTTAATCCAAGTTTTTCGAATAGTAATTCAATGAATATTTTTACTTTTAGAAATATATTTATTTTTATAGTTATTATGTTTGTTTTAATGGTAATTTACATCAAAGTTATAAAAAAGAAAGGTTATAGCAAAAGATATAGAAAATAACCATTCTTACTTATTTATGATTAAAAGATCATTAAATTTTTAATATTAAAAATTTATTTTATGTAACCTTGGTAACCTTGGTAACCTTGGTTTGCCCTGCTTTGCTTACGGGCTAAATAAATTAATTAATCTTTGTTTAGCTATTATACCACCAATATTTTCTGGATGATAATACCATTCACAAAAACTTTTTGTCTTAATTAATAATGTTAACTTATACCTATTAATTTTCCATGATTTAACTTTATTTCTAATTTTTTTCAATTTAATAAAATGTATCCTTTCATCATACAAAAATTTATTACTGCTTAAATTATACCAATCCCATGGTTTATCAGGATACGCTTTTATAATATCAAAAGTAATGTTTGGATTACTACTTAATCCACTCCAATTCCACGGTTTATCAGGATAAGCATTTACAATATCAAAAGTAATATTTGGATTACAACCTAAGCCATGCCAATCCCATGTCTCATCTGGGTAAGCATTCACAATATCAAAAGTAATATTTTTATTACTACTTAAACTAAACCAATCCCATGGCTTATCAGTGTAAGATTTTACAATACTAAAAGTAATGTTTGGATTACAACTTAAACCACGCCAACCCCAATCCCATGGTTTATCAAGATTATCTTCCACGATATCAAAAGTAATGTTTAGATTACGGCTTAAACCAAACCAACTCCATTGCTTGTCAGGATAAGCTTTTACAATATCAAAAGTAATGTTTGGAATATTACTTAAACCATACCAATCCCACGGTTTATCAGGATAAGCTTTTACAATATCAAAAGTAATGTTTTGGTTATAGCTTAAATTATTCCAATTCCACGGATTGTCTGGATTATCATTCACACTATCAAAAGTAATGTTTGGATTACTACTTAGACAACCCCAATCCCATGGCTTATCAGGATAAGCTTTCACACTATCAAAAGTGATGTTTGGATTACGACTTAAACCATACCAATCCCACGGTTTATCAGGGTAATTATTTATAATATCTAAAGTAATGTTTAGACGACTACTTAAATAATACCAATTCCATGGCTTATCAGGATAGGCTTTTACAATATCAAAAGTAATGTTTGGATTCTGACTTAAACCATACCAATCCCACGGCTTATCAGGGTAAGTTTCAAATAATTTAATTAATGAATTAGACATAATAATAAATTGAATAATAAAATTAATTTATTCAATTTTATTTATTTATTTTAACTGCTTCGTTTGTCCTACGGATTATGAGCTAAAATAAATTAGCTAATCTTCTTTTAGCTATTATACCACCAATATTTTCAGGATGATAATACCATTCACAAAAAGCCTTTGTCTTAATTAATAATGTTAACTTATACCTATTAATTTTCCATATTTTAACTTTAGCTCTAATTTTTTTCAATTTAATAAAATGTATTCTTTCATCATACAAAAATTTATTACAACTTAAACTATCCCAATCCCACGACTTATCCTGATAATCATTCACGATATCAAAAGTAATGTTTGGATTATTACTCAAACCATACCAATTCCATGGCTTATCAAGATAAGCTTTTACAATATCAAAAGCGATGTTTGGATTACTACTTAAATCATACCAATTCCACGGCTTGTCAGGATAAGCTTTTATGATATCAAAAGTAATGTTTGGATTACTACTTAAATAATACCAATTCCACGGCTTATCAGGATAAACTTTTATAATATCTAAAGTAATGTTTAGATTACGACTTAACAAACCCCAATTCCATGGCTTATCAGGATATGCTTTTATAATATCAAAAGTAATGTTTGAATTACAACTTATTCCATTCCAACTCCACGGCTTATCAGGATAAGCATTCACAATATTAAAAGTTATATTTATATTACTACTTAAACCAGACCAATTCCATGGTTTATCAGGGTTATCTTTCATAATATTAAAAGTAATGTTTGAATTACTGCTTATTCCATACCAATTCCATGGCTTTTGAGAGTAAGTATTTATAATATCCAAAGTAATATTTTTATAACTTAAACCATTCTAATCCCACGGTTTATCAAGATAAGCTTTCACAATATCAAAAGTAATGTTTGGATTATTACTTAAACCACCCCAATTCCACGGTTTATCAGGATAAGCTTTCACAATATCAAAAGTAATGTTTGGATTACTACTTAAACCATACCAATTCCACGGCTTATCAGGATAAATATTTATAATATCAAAAGTAATGTTTGGATTACTACTTAAAACATACCAATCCCACGGTTTATCAGGGTAATTATTTATAATATCAAAAGTAATATTTGGATTACTACTTAAATTAAACCAATCCCACTGCTTGTCAGGGTAAGCTTGAATTAATTTAATTAATGAATTAGACATAATGATGATAAAATTAAATTAATTAATTTATTATTCAATTTATTATTTTACTGATTCATTTGCCTACAAACTAAAATATTTAAACCTATTGATTTTTGACTAAAGAAAATTAGGTTTGAAATCTAGTTTATAATAATAAAACCTTTGTAATTACTATCAACAAAAAAGAAAATGGTCCATTAAACCTATTTTTTATTGCTTAAAATATATAAGTTTAAGCAATAAATATGACTCTTACAGAAACATCATATTCTGATTGAAACTAAAATAATATTAAAAAATAAAATACGTTATTGATTTTAAAGATTGTCATACAAAATATTAATATTTTATTTAGACCATTTTCTTTTTTTGTCTATTGTATATTGCTTCGCTGCTTTGTTAACCTTGGTTTGCCCTGCTTCTCCTACGTACTATAGCCTAAATAAATTGGTTAATCTTCTTTTAGCTATTATTCCACCAATATTTTCTGGATGATAATACCATTCACAAAAAGCCTTTGTCTTAATTAATAATGTTAACTTATACCTATTAATTTTCCATACTTTAACTTTATTTCTAATTTTTTTCAATTTAATAAAATGTATCCTTTCATCATAAGAAAATTTATTACTGCTTAAACAATTCCAATCCCATGGCTTATCAGGGTACGCTTTTACAATATCAAAAGTAATGTTTGGATTATTACTTAAACCAAACCAATTCCATGGCTTATCAGGATAAGCATTTATAATATCCAAAGTAATGTTTGGATTACTACTTAAAGTATACCAATTCCATGGCTTATCAGGATAGGCTTTTACAATATCAAAAGTAATATTTGGATTACTGCTTAAATAATCCCAATTCCATGATTTATCAAGGTTATCTTTTATAATATTAAAAGTGATCTTTAGATTACGACTTAAACAACCCCAATCCCATGACTTATCAGGGTAGACTTTTATAATATCAAAAGTAATGTTTGGATTATAACTTAACCCATTCCAATTCCATGGCTTATCAGGATAAGCATTCACAATATCAAAAGTAATGTTTGGATTACTACTTAAACCAGACCAATTCCATGGTTTATCAGGGTTATCTTTCACAATATTAAAAGTAATGTTTGAATTACGGCTTAAACCATACCAATTCCACGGCTTTTGAGAATAAGAATTCACAAAATCAAAAGTAATTTTTTTATAACTTAACCAATACCAATCCCACGGCTTATCGGGATAAATTTTTACAATATCAAAAGTAATGTTTGTATTACTACTTAAACTAGACCAATTCCATGGATAATCTGGGTTATCTCTTACGATATCAAAAGTAATGTTTGGGTTACGGCTTAAACCATGCCAATCCCATGGCTTATCAGGGTAAGCTTTTACAATATCAAAAGTAATATTTGGATTACCACTTAACCAATACCAATCCCATGGCTTATCAGGGTAAGCTTGAATTAATTTAATTAATGAATTAGACATAATAATGATAAATTAAAAAATAAATTAATAAAAATCAAATAAATTATTTTTTTAAGAGGGTAATAATAAATATTGATGAAGCCGTATAATTATAGTATGAATAATATGTTTAAGGAGTATTACAATAATAGCAATCTTATAGAATCTTATGTCAAAAGCAGGTCGCATGAAGGCTTCACATCAACGCGTATAATGGGATTAACAATAAGTATGTTCTTGGTAGTCTTTGCGTTAACCCTTGCATTGTGGGTGTGGAGTATTTGGGCAATAATTAAGTACTGGGATATGATGTCAGATTTCGCAAAGATTGTGGGAGTCCTTGGATTGGTGTTTGGAATACCTGTGGTAACGTTGATAGCGGTTTATGCAAGTAAGGGAGGTGGATATTATGATAATTAGGTAGGACGTAATAAATTGGTAGTAACTAAATAATATTTTTTTCAATTAACTATTTATTTGATTTTTTAATTATTTTTATTAATAATTTAAAAAATGTGTCTGATTTGTAAAACAATTAATTTAGAGATTAAGGATTTTGACAATAAAAAATATATAAATCTTTTAAATAAATGTCAAGCTGATTTTGATTCACATATATGTATTTCTAAATCTAATATTATATCGTTAACGGATTTTGATGCAAATAAATGTAAATCCTTAATAAGTTTTCCAAATCAATTAAAAAATTTAAGAGAATTGAATGTTTCTTATTGTGAAAATATATTAAACATACCTAAAACTCTTATTCGTTTAAAAATATTAAATATTAGTTTTTCGTGTATAAAAGAAATCCCAGATACTTTAATAAATCTTACTGTATTAAATTGTTCAGGCTGTGTGAGATTAATTAAAATCCCAGATACTTTAATAAATCTCACTGAATTAAATTGTTCAGGCTATGTAAGATTAATTAAAATCCCAGATACTTTAATTAATCTCACTGAATTAAATTGTTCAGGCTGTGTGGGATTAATTAAAATTCCAGATACATTTATTAAACTTGAGACGCTTATTACTAATATAGAGATATTACCAGACACATTAATTAATTTAAGATATTTAAATTGTTCTAATAAAGCATTACCAGAATATTTAAATTTGTCAAATATATCTAAAATATCATATAATTTATCAGACTATTTAAATTGGTCAAATGTATATAAAATACCAAGTACTTATATAAATCTTACATTTTTATATTGTAATGGATGTAATATTTCAGAATTACCGAAGACACTTATTTCTTTAAAAGAACTTTACTGTTGTTTATGTCCTTTAGTAAAAATACCTGATACTTTTATAAATCTTGTTAAATTAGATTGTTCGCACTGTAAATATCTTTTAGAAATACCAAAAAATATAAAAGAAATCGAGTTTACAAATTGTATATGGTTAAATCATAAAAATAATAAAAATTATGATACAAATTTTTTAAAACTAAAAACACTTCAAATATGGTTTAGAAAAAATGTAAAGTATTGGATTTTTAAAAAATGGATAAAGAGTAAAGAAGGTATACGATGGTTATATGATCCTAACAATATAGGAGGTAAAGTAACAAAAAAACAAATAGAAAAATATTTTAGTGTATGAATTTTATAAGAAATAAATTCTTTATAAAATTAAATAAAATCAGTATCCTATTCATACAAAGTATCTTGATTTAATTCAGAAATTTTTTTTGAAATAATTTTAGAAATATTGTTCATTCTTTCTAAACAACTATTTCGTCTTTCAATTTCTTTATCTCTATAAATTCTACATAATATCTGTATTGATATGTTTGGATCATTATCAAATCCTAAAGTTTTCGAAAGACTACAAAAATCAATATCTAAATATTTTACTAAAAAAGGGATATTTAACACAGGGCTTGTGTTAATATTATCAATTATCATATTAGTTTTTCTTAATTCTTCTATTAATTGATCATGTGATGCATTTATCTTTAATAAATCATCACAATTTGTCCAACATGGATCTATTTTACCATTCTTACATTCAAAAACAATGTCTAAATAATGTCTATATAAACATGCTAATTGTTGTGCTTTTTCAAATCCATAACTATTAACACCAAAATATTTACTAAAATATCCTCCGTTTTGATGTATTTGCGCCCTAAAACAATTATCTTTATCTAAAGTCACACCATTCATATAAATTTTACCAATTTTTACACATCTATTATTATTGTTGTTTTTTGAATTAGAATAATCTAAATTTTTTAACATGTTATTTAATGGATTTCCATCAATATGATCTACATAATTAAAACCAGATAAATAGTTATGAAATCCTGTATTTTTACCATCTACTTTACAAGCAGCATAAAATTTACTATTTATACTAGCACTAGATTTTGTTGCAAAAATTGGTATGTTTTGTACTTCGTTAATAAATTTAAAGTCTGTTTTAGTTTTTTTATCTTTTGTGATATTAATAGTTATAGTATTATCATCTACAACAGTAATTAAATTTTTAGTCATACCTAATATAAATGAAGTTTCAATTTGCCATTTCCTTGCTTCTTCTAATGCTTCATCACTAGATGAATAATTTTTTATATTAAAAGTTTTTTCATGAGATTTATTATCTTTATCTGAAACTCTTGCAGTCCATATATTTTTATTATCATCTCGTTTAAAAATTGTCCCAGCTGGTTTTCCTAAACATGGAATACCGATTGGTATTTCATAATAAGGTATATTAAAAATTTTATATTGTTGATTAATAATAAATTCGTCTTTATTAACAATAACATTTTTTTTAATAGCTCCAAATTCTTGGATATTTGCTCTTCTTAGGTTTAATGTATCTTCATCAATATATTCAGCTATATCAATATATGGAAATAAAATTTCAATAAAAGTTTTTACAGTCTTTTTATCTTGATAATTAACATAATACTTACCTCTTGATAATTTAGCTTGAAGTGGATATAAATTAATCTTTCTTAAAAAAATAGCATCAGTTGTCATGATTTGACCCTGTGTTAATTCTACTTGAATAGTGTCTTTATCAGTAAATCTTATTTTATTTCTAGTAAGACCATGTGTATCGGATTGCTCCTGCATTTTTTCTTCTGCAGCTTTGCATGTTTCTTGTTTTGAAGAAAAATTTTTAAAAAAAACATTATTTAATTCTTGAATTCTTTCTCCTTCATTATTAGTATACGAAGTAATTATTCTATAACCTTTTACTAATTCTTTAACACTTCCTCTTGGCATACCATATCTCCAAGGTGTTGGATATTCAGTGCCTTCTTTTTGTTCCAAAAATTCTTCATTTTCCTCATCTATAAAAATAAGATTTATTTCCTTTTTATCTAGACTTAGATTTTTATCCTGAATACGATTCAAAATTTCTGTTTGTTCTAAACATTGTGCAGACTTAGAATCTTCCATTTCTTGGAAAAGTTTATGTTGAAAGGTGTTTAAAGTTTCCTTATTTTTTTGTTCATTGATATGTTTATCTTTTATTAATATAGCACCTGGCGACGAATAAGATTTTTTTTTATCAATTTCTTGATTATTTTTCTTTTCTTCTAGGATAACACCTAATGAAGATTGAATTTTTTTAACATTTTTTTTCGGAACTGCTCCTGGAGATGAATAAGATTTTTTTTCATCAATTTCTTCATTGCTTGTTTTTTCTTCCTGAATAATTTTTTTTTCATCAAAATGTTTATTTTTATAAACTTGATAAAGATTTTCATAATATTCATTTTTTTCAGATAAAAAGTTTTTATTAGTTACTAACCGTAAAGATTTTATCTCTATATTTTCAATGATATATTTATATTCTTCGTATTCACATGATAAAAAATCTTCTTTTGGTACCTTTGAAAGTTTTTTGATTTCTTCCATTTGGATCTGTAATATTTTATTGTTAGAAACAATAGAAACGTTGTTATTAGAAGCATCATTAGAGATGCTGGTATTATTAGTAGAGTTTGACATTTTTTATATTATTTGCTTTCTTTTAAATAATTTAACAGAAAGAAAATAAATTCAATTTTTTTTAGTTTTAGTTTTTAATTTTTTTAAAAAGAAGGGAAATGATTTGATCCTCCACGCAGGCGAAGGACCAAATGAAGGGTTGATTCCTTCTGAATGTTATAATCTGCTAATGTTCTTCCATCCTCTAATTGTTTGCCAGCAAAGATCAGGCGTTGTTGATCTGGAGGAATACCTTCCTTATCTTGAATCTTTGCCTTAACAGCTTCGATACTGTCTGATGCTTCAACATCAAGGGTAATTGTTTTACCAGTTAAAGTTTTAACGAAAATTTGCATACTCATTTTATTTAATTTTATTATTAAAGATTTTATTTAAATCAATTTTTATTTTTAGTTTTGAGTTTTTTAGTTTTTATAAAATGGAATTAAAGAAAAGAATAAATAACTTTTTAATAAACATAAATAAGTTTGTGAGAGATACTCGTTGTACTAGCTTGTTAAGGTTCTTGTAAAACAGTTACCCGATAATACTAAGAAAGTGTTACTCTAGACTATAGAATTAAAGAATAAATAACTTTTTATTAAACATAAATAAGTTTGTGCGAGATATTCGTTGTGCTAGCTTATTGAGGTTCTTGTAAAACAATTACCAGATTAATGATGAGAAAGTGTTGTGATACACCATATTATTTTTTATAAAATATAATTAAAACATAAATAAGTTTGTGCAAGTACTCGTTATACTAGTTTATTAAGGTTCTTGTAAAATAGTTACCCAATGAATACTGAGAAAGTATTGTGCTAAACTATAAATGGAATTAAAAGAATAAATAATTTTTTAATAAAACATAAATAAGTTTGTGCAAGTACTCGTTACACTAGCTTATCAAGGTTCTAGTTACCCGATTATTGCTGAGAAAGTATCATACTAAAGAGTTAAAACACTTATTGCTGAACTATCTACCAATCATTATTTTATAAAGTGTTGAAACACTTTATAAAATTAAATAATATTTTTTCTTATCTTCTTAATTTCATACAAAATTACTTACCTTTCATACTCTCAACCATACTGATAATTCTCTCATCTTGCTGAATAGCACTAAAGTCTTTATCACCTGTGATTATCATCCAATCATTATAATCTTCTTCTTTCAATTTTAATAGCGTCATTATCGCCTCTTCTTTTAATTGTTCCTTTATTAATTCATTTTGTTTTTCTTGTTGTGATAGTTTTAATAAACAGCAACTATAATCATACAACGCCATTGTATAATAATCACCAGCATTTATTTCATGATCAATAATTTGTTTATATAATTCTGATGATGTTTTATAGCTACCTTTATCATATTCTTGACTAGCTTGTTGAGAAAGCTCATAAAAATATATAGCAAAAGGAACTTCTATATTATTTTTTAAAGAAAATTCAATATATTTTTTCAAATCACTAAACTCCTTTGAACAATTTAAATTTACCCAACCAGAATTATTATTATAAGGATGATTCCACAAACTATGTAAACGTTTAATGCTTTTATCATTAAAAATAATTTGTCTATCTACACTATCATTATCTAAATAATATTGTACATCAAAACATCTATTATTGCCACAATGTTCATTATTTTCATTTACTTTTCTAACAGCTAAGCAAGCAGGATCATCAAAATTGTAAACATCCCATATATACATGGTTAAAGTATCTTTATAAAATAACGCACATGTTATATCAACACCATAATTTGGAGATGTTAAAACAAAGGCGAAAATACCTTTTACTTTATCAGAAAAATCTGGTAAATAAATATACCTATTGTAGTCAGATATAAGCATTAATTTATTGTCACTATGTAAAGGATATCCATCTTTAGCTTCTATATTCATAGATTTTACAGATATTTTTGGACCTCCTTTTTGCATTTTACTAGTAAAAAATAAAGAGTTATTGGAATCAGCTGTAATTTGTTTATTACCATGATCAAAAGTAATAGGAAATTTTTTTAACATACATTGTTTTTCAATAGTTTTAGAATCGATAGGAACACATTTAAAAAGAATGCTCAAGTCGCCATCAACAGTTAATTCAAATCTGTAACAATAATTTATATCCTTATCAAAAATTAATTCTATACCATAATGAGTAGGAGGTAAATCGTTATTTTTAGGGAAAACATTAACTAATATTTTAGTGTTAGAAAAAGTTAGATTTGTCAAATCTGTGTTGGTATTATCGCATTGTTTAATAATGTCTAAACAATGGGATTTCAGAGTGTTTAATTCTAGTGAACCAGAAGATAATTTTTCAAAAGAGTTAATATAGTTGAGTAAAGTTTTATTAAATTGCATATTGATATATAAATTTTAATAAATAATTTTATTAAAATCAATTATTTTTATTTTTTATTTTTTCATCTAATAATAATTTTAGGTAGTTTATTTTATCACCATTGCTATAGGTATTGATAATGTCATTGATATGTAAATCTTTTAGAATAATTGTTTTCGAATCTTCATCTGCTTTGTATAAAATGCCTATTTTCTCATAATCTGGATCATCTGGATTAAAATTTATCGCGGCTATACTACCACCAGGATAAAGATCTGTAATGATTGGAAGCCAGTTAACAAATTCGCAACATTCATCGAGATATTGTGATCCTAATGCAAAATTATCAATAGGTAATATATAATCAGTTGGTAAAAAGTTAAGTAATTTAGTGATAAGATTGTTTTTAGATGCAAAGAAATGTAATGATGTATCGATATTGTTAAAATATTGTCTATTTTTAAAGATGCTGGTTAATTTGAAGGAATCTATTTGATTAAGAAAAAATTCAGATATTTTTTTATTTCTTCTATTACCATCATCATTAGTTAACTCTTCATCACTATTATCAACTACTTCGTTATCTGAATCAAATAGAGTATTGTCATCATCTATTGATGAATTATTAATTTTATTATAGTCTATTTCATCTTCTCCTAAATCATAAATATCATTGATTGCGATATTTTTAATAAAAAAAGTATATGTTTTACAGAAGCGTGTACCGTTACAATCGGAATATATAAAAAAAGATGGATTGTTTTCAAATTCTTGTCTTATATCAATGCCGTATATATGAGAATCTTTATTTATTCTTAGATTTCGTAATTTATGTAAGAAATTATCACTAGGATTAAAAATAGCAAATTCATATGAAATAAGATTATATAAATCTTTTTTATAAGAGCCATTGCTTATATTATTTTTGTTGATTTTTTTAATAAAGTCAAATTGCTCAAAGTGTTTTTTTAGACTTGTGTATAATTTAGTTTCGTTCAACATAATTTAATTAAAAATAATCTAATTTTTAAATAATAAAATTATTAAAATGAATTTATTATTTTGTGTCAAGCTTTTTAATATTAAAAACTGTATGGTCATTATTCATGGTGATAATAGAATTAAATATAGTAGCAGTAGACCAAATACCAAGTGCAATAAATTTGGATCTACTTCCAAAATTTTTAAGTTGTGCAATAGTGTATGCAATCCCTGCTAAAGGAATTGTAGGCAAACAATAATTATTTCTACGATTAATTGTTATGCCATTTTGTGTAAAACGTGTTGTATAATTACCAATAATGACTTCAACATTATCAGGTATAGAATCATCATCAGAGTTAGACATGGTTAGTTTTGAATATCATTTGAATTTCTTTTAAAAAAATTCAAATTAAATTATTTTATTTACAATCTTAATTTTATAATGTTTATGATTGTTTATTATTTTCAAGAGATGTTATTCTGTTGGTTAAATCTTCAATGGTAACTTTCATTTTTTGTAACTCTGCAAGTAAGAGAATAGAAAGTCTTGCATAATCAATGTTATAGGGTTTATTTTCTTTATCAAAGGGGGTAAGATTAATACCGTCAAATTGGGTATTAAAATCTTCGGCGATCAAACCGATAAATCTTTGTGATTCTGGAACTCCTTGATACTGACCTTCCTTGTAGGAGAAAGCAACTGGTTTAAGATTATAAAGTTTTGTAGTGTCAACTTCAGTGGCAATGTCAACAATGTTGGTTTTAAATCTGATGGAAGAACCAGTTGTTGGGCCCATTTGACCTGTAGTTGCATTAAAATTAACAGGATTACCAGTACCGCATGCAGCTAACGCGGGAGGATAATATAAAGCGCCAGAAAGACCGGCATCTGAAGCTGCAGCACCAATAACTATATTACCACTTGTATTATTGGCTGTAGCACCATATCCGATAACAACTGATCTTGTTTGATTTGATGCAGCAGCATACCCACTAACAACAGAAAAGGTGTTTGATGCAGTAGCACTTGCTCCAACTGCTGTTGAATATTGACCTGTATTTGTTCCAAAACCTAATGCGGTTCCGTATTGACTTGTGTTATATGCTCCATAACCAATTGCAGTAGAAGCTTGCCCAATTGATGTAGCTCCATATCCAATAGCTATAGAATCTGTTGTAGAAGAATATGCTGATGATCCTATACAAATAGATCGTGTTGGTTGGTTTGTCATACCAGCGTTATAACCTATAGCAATAGCTTCTTGTCCTTGATTAGTTACACCAGCTTGATATCCTACAGCAATACCATAAGTACCTTGTGCATCTTGACCGGCTGATGATCCTATAGAAATACTGTTTTGACCTTGTGTCATATAACCTGCAAATGATCCAATAGCTATAGCTTGGGTGCTCTGAGTTTGCCATCCTGCTTGGTAACCTATAGCAATAGATTGCAACCCTTGTGCTGTTTGACCTGCATCATACCCTATCGCTATAGATCCAGCACTTTGTGATATTTGTCCTGCTTGATATCCTATTGCAACAGAATCAATACCTTGTGTATTAGCACCAGCGTTATAACCTAAAGCTATAGAATAATTACCTTGAGCAGTTGCAGCAGCATTAACACCTATTGCAATAGAACCAGTACCTTGGGTGGAAGAACCAGAATTAAGACCAATAGCTATTGAACCAGTACCTTGATATGCACCACCTGCTAAAGAACCGATAGATATAGAATTTTGACCTTGATTTAGATTCGCTGTTTGATAACCAATAGCAATAGAACCAGTACCTTGTGTATTAATTCCTGCATTAAAACCAATAGCTACACAATTACCTTGTTGACTATTATTACCTGCATTGCGTCCTATAGCAATAGAATTACCTTGTTGGCTATTATTACCTGCTCCATTTCCTATAGCTATACAATTACCTTGTTGACTTAGTTGACCAGCTTGAAAACCAATAGCGATAGATTGAAGTTGTTGATTAGTTTGACCAGCTTGATCACCAATAGCTATGCATTCTTGTTGCTGACTTATTTGTCCAGCTTGACTACCTATTGCTATAGATAAGCTTTGTTGACTTGCTTGACCAGCTTGATTACCTATTGCTATCGATAGAGTTTTTTGGCTACTTTGTCCAGCTATATAACCTATGGCAATACATCCTGCTTGCTGTGTATATTGACCAGCTTGATAACCTATTGCAATAGTACCTGTATTTTGGTTACTTTGACCAGCTTGATAACCAATAGCAACAGAATTAGATTGTTGAGATATCTGACCTGCCTGAAAGCCTATAGCAATACTTCCAGTACCTTGTGTATTTTGACCTGCTTGCGACCCTATAGCAATAGATCCAGAACCTTGATATGTAGCACCAGCATTAGTACCTATAGCAATAGAACCAGAACCTTGATTTGAATAACCAGCATTAACTCCAATAGATATCGCATTAGTACCTTGACTCTGAAAACCAGCTGAAGTTCCTATCGCAATTGCATAATCTTGTTGACTCTGATAACCAGCTGAAGTTCCAATAGCTATACCGAAACCTGCACCTGCACCTTGATTAATTTGTCCTGCGGAAGAACCAATCGCGATTGCACTTTGTTGTTGAAGTGTATTACCTGCAAAAGTACCAATAGCCACAGAATTAGATTGTTGAGATACCATACCTGTAGAGAAACCTATCGCTATAGATTCAAGTTGTTGACTATATTGTCCTGCGTATGGTCCTATAGAAATTGATGCTTGTTGTTGACTATATTGGCCTGTATTTTGTCCAATTGCAATAGAAGCACCGCCGTTTACAAAAGATTGTTGGTATAATTGACCTGCTTGATAACCTATTGCTATATTTAATGTTTGCTGTCCTGTTTGTCCTGCTTGATAACCTATAGCGATACAACCAGTACTTTGATTAGTCTGCCCAGCTTGATAACCCATTGCAATAGAATACCCACCTTGTCCATTATAACCAGAAAGGGGGCCTATTGCAATACTACCAGTACCTTGTGTACCTTGACCTGCAAGATAACCTATAGCTATGGAACCAGTACCTTGCACGGTAGATCCAGCAGAATTACCAATAGCAATAGCGTTAGCACCTTGTGTTTGATTACCAGAAAGATTACCTAAGGCAATAGCGCAAATACCTTGGTTATGTGATGCAGTTTGTTGTCCAATTGCAATAGATCCAGAAGCCTGAAAAGCACCACCTGCATTATAACCTATAGCAACAGCTTCAATTCCTTGTTGATTAGCACCTGCATTATAACCTACAGCAACAGTACCTTGTTGTGCAAATTGACCTGCTTGACAACCAATTGCAACAGCAACAGCACCTTGTGTATTTTGACCAGCTTGACATCCTATAGCAACAGATTGTAAACCTTGTGTGTATTGACCACTTTGATAACCAATTGCTACAGAAGTATAAGATTGATTACTGTAACCAGCTTGATAGCCAATTGCGACACTTCCTGTACTTTGTGTAAATTCCCCAGCTTGATAACCAATAGCAATAGAATTAGATTGTTGAGATATCTGACCAGCTTGATACCCTATTGCAATACTACCTGTACCTTGAGTTTGTTGACCAGCTTGATAGCCAATAGCAATAGAACCTGTGCCTTGTTGTGTCTGACCAGCGCTATTTCCTATTGCAACTGAAAATATTTGTTGATGTGTAACACCAGCATTTATACCTATTGCAACAGGATCAGCATTAGGGGAGAATATATTACTCCAACTACATACCGCTGGATTTGCTGCAGTGGCTGTTAAGGCTTGTCCTGATGATGTTGGTTGGGATGTTGGTAAAGTTATAGTATATGTAGTATCTGTTGTATCTGCATTTAATGTTACAGAACCCGATGAGGTTCCATAAAAAATATGAGAATTGCTATTAACAGAAGAAAATATATTTGTAGAATTTCCTAAAGAAGTTGTTGCCGTATTACCAGGAACGATAGATGTTATTGTAGAACCACCTAAAACAATTTGATGAGCAGTTGATGTAGAAGCACCATTACCAATAACAACAGTATCATCAGCAGATGAGGAGGTGTTACTACCTACACAAATAGAATTTTGATTCTGAGAATTAGCACCGGCGTTAAAACCAATAGCTATAGAACCGCTTCCTTGAGAATTTAAACCAGCTTGATAACCAATAGCAATAGAGTTAGCACCTTGTGTCATATTACCGGAAAGATAACCTATTGATACAGCATTGTTACCTTGAGTATCTTCACCAGACCCATATCCAATAGCAACAGCATATTGACTCTGATTAAGAATACCCGCTGAAGTACCAATAGCAATAGAATTTCCAGTTGTACCACCCTGTGATTGATACCCAGCATTGGTTCCAATGGCTATAGAATTTGTTCCTTGATATGTGAAGCCAGATTGTTGTCCGATAGCAATAGCAGTCGTTTGCTGACTTACAAGACCTGCATTATAACCAATAGCTATGGCACTATTTTGTTGATTTGTCATACCTGCTTGATATCCAATAGCAACAGCGGCGCTTATTTGATTAAAGTAACCTGCTTCAAATCCTATAGCTACAGTGCCATTATATTGACTATACTGACCTGCTTGAGTTCCTATAGCAACAGCATTTCCGCCGCCAATACCCTGTGAATATTGACCAGCATATTGTCCCATAGCTATGGAATTAACACCTTGTGAACCTTGTCCGGCATATTGCCCGATAGCGATAGAACTAGATAACTGGCCAGTTTGACCAGCAGAATCACCAATAGCTATGGATTCTGTTGCTTGTGTATTTTGACCAGCCTGAAAACCAATAGCGATAGAATTATTACCTTGTGCGGAATTACCAGAATTATAACCTATAGCAATTGCTTGAGTACCTTGTGTACCTTGACCAGAACTTTGGCCGATAGCAATGGAATTAACTCCTTGTGTAACAGAACCAGAATTATAACCAATAGCAATAGCTTGAGCACCTTGTGTAGAATTACCAGCATTATTACCGACAGCAATAGTATTCATACCTTGTTTTACAGCACCAGAATTATAACCGATAGCAACAGCTTGAGCACCTTGAGTACCTTCACCGGCATTTTGTCCAATAGCTATAGCGTATTGACTTTGATTAGTAGTACCAGCTTGAGTTCCTATAGCTATAGCAGATCCTGTGGTACTACCTTGTGATTGATATCCTGCATTTTGTCCAATAGCTATGGATGTTACTCCCTGACTAACAAAAGCAGCTTGTTGCCCAATAGCTATAGAGGCAGTTTGTTGATTGCTACTACCAGCTGAAGCACCAATAGCAATACCATAGCCTTGTTGGTTAAGATTACCAGCTCCATAACCCATAGCAATAGAATATCCACCTTGTACACTTTGACCAGCTAATGGACCTATTGCTATACTACCAGTACCTTGTGTTTGTTGACCGGCTTGAAAACCTATAGCAACACTTCCTGTACCTTGTCCTGTAGCTCCAGCAGCATTACCAATAGCAACTGAATGAATTTGTTGTGCTGTAGCTCCAGCGTTTACACCTATTGCAACAGGATCTATACTTGACGAAAATACGTTTGTCCAACTAGTAACACCTGATCCATTAGTTATTAAAGCTTGTCCATTAGATCCGGTACTATTTGGTAATGTTAAAGTATAAGATGCTGATAAACCTGTATTAGGAGCTTGTAGATTAATCGATGTATCATTTGCTCCTTCATAAAATATATGTTGTCCAGCTATTGAGCCATTACCCATCATATAAATATTGTTTAATCCAACATTTCCAGTACTATCTAAAGTTGACCCACCGTAATAAATACTAAATCCAACTGGCGAACCAGAACTTCCAACTGTTTGACTTGGTGTCACAGTCAATGTAGTTGAATTAACATAAGCCGTAATAAATGCTTTCTGTCCAGTCTGGAATACTAATAAACCACCAACCATATTAGCTGTTAAATTTCCTATAGCAGTTGCAGTAGTGCTTCCAATTTGTAATGTAAATGTCGATGAATTTTGATAACCATTAATACCAACATTTGATGTAATTGTTGATGAAATAGTATAATAGATAGCATATGATATACCAGGAGTAGACGATATAGTTTGTGAAGTTCCACCTGTTCCTGAAGTTGCAGAAACATAGGCAAAAGTTTCAGATAATCCATTAGACCAATAAATAGTTGCAGAAGTAGTGGCAGACATTTGATTATTCCAAGTAGTTCCGACACCTGTTATCGATGTTGTAGTTTGATAAGCTGTTCCAGTTGCATAAACGTTAACATTACCATAAATTAATTGAGGTGTAGAGAATGAGTTTGTTAATGACGTTGATACTGTTGATGTATTTGTTGGATTACCTAAAGAAATTTGATTATTAGATGCTACAGTTGAGAAACAACCTAAGGAAGTTCCATTTATTAAATTACCTGTATTAATATTAACATTTGATGAATTTCCGTGTAATGTATTATTTATACCTGATGTTATATTTGTACCTGATTCATAACCAACAACACAATTATTTGAATTTCCTGAAGTTGCGGAATTTAATACAAAATAACCAATTCCTACATTTTGTCCTCCTACAAAATTTGTACCAGCCGATCCTCCTATAATTACACTATTTGAATTTCCTTGAGCTGAATTTCCAATAATAACACTATTTGAATTAGCTGATCCAGTTGTATTTACATTAGAACCAATAAGTACATTAGAACCACCACTAGATAATAATCCAGCTGATGTGTTACCTAGAATAGTATTATTTGAACCTGTTGTAATTGCTGATCCAGCTGAATAACCAAAAAGACTATTATTAGTAGCAGATGATTGAACTAACCCACTTTCCCAACCAAAAGCAGAATTTTGAGAACCTGTAGACACTATTAAAGATTTATAACCAAAAGCAGAAGTTGGGTTGTTATTTATTGCTTGAAAAGCTTGAGACCCAAATATGGAATTTTGAGAACCTGACGATATATTTAAACCACATTCCATTCCAAATAATGAATTATCTGCTCCACCAAGGATAGAAGAACCTGTCTCATATCCAAAAATACTATTATTTCCACCTGATGTTATACTTGTACCTGCTTGATAACCAACTACAGTTGATTGAATACCTGTATTAGCTGCTAAAACTTGATACCCTATACCGACAATTGAATTACTTGTATTAGATTGTCCAGCTCCAGAACCAATAAAAACACATGATGAAACATTTCCACCATTTATAGTATTTGATCCTAAGCAAGCATTATCATGCCCAGTTGTTAAAAATTGCCCGCTTTCATAACCAACACAAGCATTATTTGATCCAGATGTTAAGGTTCTTGTTGATTGAAAACCAACTGATACATTATTAGTTGACGAATTTGTTGTAACTGTTGAACCTAGAGAATTAGTACCAATAGAAACATTTGACGCAGAGCTACTTTGTGTAGCACCTCCAGAAGAAGGACCATATAAATTATTAGTTGCAGGTTGTGTAAAAGAATTTGATGTTGATGCTACGCTAGTCCAACTACATACCGCTGGATTTGCTGCAGTAGCTGTCAAGGCTTGTCCTGAAACTGTTGGTTGGGATGTTGGTAAAGTTATGGTATATGTAGTATCTGTTGTATCTGCATTTAATGTTACAGAACCTGAGGAAGTTCCATAAAAAATATGAGTATTACTATTAACAGAAGAAAAAATATTTGTAGAATTTCCTAAAGATGTTGTGGCAGTATTACCAGGGATGATAGATGTTATTGTAGAACCACCTAAAACAATTTGATGAGCAGTAGATGTAGTAGCATTACTACCAATAACAATAGTATCATCAGCAGAGGAAGAAGTGTTGCTACCAATACAGATAGAGTTTTGATTCTGATTAGTTTGACCGGCATTTATACCAATCGCAATGGAACCACTACCTTGATTAGTTAGACCAGCTTGGTAACCGATAGCAATAGAGCCAGAGCCTTGTGTAGATTGACCAGCAGTATAACCAATAGCTATAGCATTAGATCCTTGAGTTTGTTGACCTGCTTGATATCCTACAGCAATAGCATTAGCGCCTTGTGTGACTTGACCAGCTTGTACACCGATAGCAATAGCTTGAGTACCTTGTGTCTTAAAACCAGCAGCAACTCCGATAGCTATAGAAGTAGCTCCTTGATAACTACTTCCAGCTTGTTGTCCAATAGCAATAGATTGACTACCTTGAGAAGTACTACCAGCAACATTTCCAATAGCAATTGAATTGGCACCTTGTGTATATAATCCAGAATTATATCCTAAAGCTATAGAAAACCCACCTTGAACATTGGCACCTGCTTGAACACCAATAGCAATAGATCCAGTACCTTGTGTTTGCTGACCGGCTTGATAGCCTATTGCAACACTTCCTGTACCTTGTCCTGTTGCACCAGCAGCATTACCGATAGCAACTGAATGAATTTGTTGTGCTGTAGCTCCAGCATTTATCCCAATAGCTATTGGATCTGTTGCTAATGATCCAAAAGGTCCAGTGTAACCAGTTACTCCTTGAATTCCTGTATATCCTGTGTAGCCTGTGTAGCCAGTGTAGCCAGTAACTCCTTGACTACCTGTATATCCTGTGTAACCCGTATAACCAGTATATCCAGTTACTCCTTGACTACCTGTATATCCTGTGTAACCCGTATAACCAGTGTATCCAGTTACTCCTTGACTACCTGTGTAACCAGTATAACCAGTGTATCCAGTTACTCCTTGAATTCCTGTATATCCTGTGTAACCCGTATAACCAGTGTATCCAGTAACTCCTTGACTACCCGTATAACCAGTGTATCCAGTAACTCCTTGAATTCCTGTATATCCTGTATAACCAGTATAGCCAGTGTATCCAGTAACTCCTTGACTACCTGTATATCCTGTGTAACCCGTATAACCGGTATAGCCAGTAACTCCTTGAATTCCTGTGTAACCCGTATAACCAGTGTATCCTGTATATCCTTGACTACCTGTATACCCTGTGTAACCAGTATAACCAGTGTATCCAGTTACTCCTTGAATTCCTGTATATCCTGTGTAACCGGTATAGCCAGTGTATCCAGTTACTCCTTGACTACCTGTATACCCTGTGTAACCAGTATAACCAGTGTATCCAGTTACTCCTTGAATTCCTGTATATCCTGTGTAACCAGTATAACCAGTGTATCCAGTTACTCCTTGAATTCCTGTATATCCCGTATAGCCAGTGTATCCTGTATATCCTGTAACACCTTGAATTCCTGTATATCCTGTGTAACCAGTATAACCAGTGTATCCAGTTACTCCTTGAATTCCTGTGTAACCCGTATAACCAGTGTATCCAGTAACTCCTTGACTACCTGTATATCCTGTGTAACCCGTAT